AACCAGTCAGTGTCGGCAAACGTAGCCCAGAGCGCCTCCACCTCCCTGGCCCATCCATCAACCCAGCTGGCCTTCTTGCCCAGCGTGACCCGATCAGGGTTCGGCTTGCAGGTGATCCGCGGCCCGACAACGTTGTCGATGAAGGACCGCTCGGCGCCGGCGGCAACCCCGTTGTTCCTGACGAGGTCGTCAACACGACCCGTGATGGTATCCAGCTCCGGGAGCAGAGCGGCATCAGGCGAGAGCCGCGCCGATGGCCAGGTCTGCATGTCCTTGGCCAGGTAGGAGGCAGCGTGGTGCGCCGTCTCCACCTCAGGCACGGCCATAACTTCGCGGCCGGTCTCGACCTTACTGACCGTGATGGTCGGCGCAGCCGAGCGCGAGCGCAGCCCGGGCGCGCCACGATTGATCCATGCTGCTGACATCAGAAGGTGAACACCACAGGCCCACGACGGGGCGGGAGGGGGCACTCAAGCTCAGCAATCTGCCGCCTGAGGTCGTCGATGTAGCCTCTCAGCTGGCCAATATTCGCCGCTGTGAAGGTGATCTTGCGCTCGTTATCTGAGATCGACACCACAGATCCACCGAGCGCCAGATCATGCAAAGCCTGCTCAGCCTCCGTGAGACGAGCCCTCAGAACCGGTAGATCGATCATGTCACTCTCAGAGATAGGGATCAGACGACATCGCTATGGGGCGAGGACGAACAGCAGGGACTGATGTCCCAGGAGCAGTCTCTTTCGCGACCGATACCGCCCCGAGGTCTGATTTCGTGCCCACGTCCAGTTCCCGCTCATTCTCGTAGCGGTCCCAGACAGCGTCGGGCATGCCCCGAAGACCAAGCTTGATGCCGGCGGCTTCCGCCTGCAGCATCGTATCGAGGCCCTCGTTCGCCTGGTTGGGATCCTTCGTCCACCGGTAGACGGTGAAGCCGAAGCGCTTCTGCGGCGTCCGACGCTCGGACGTCAGCTGCCGGAAATACTCGTCGTCGAGGCCACGCGGGAAACCGACGTATCCAAAGACCGTCGGGTCTGTCTTGGCCAGATTGCGGTAGAGCGCCATCTTCAGAACCGAGGTCCCGAAGTTGTAGAAGCGGCTCGAGTACTTCAGCAATGCGCCAGACCGATTCCGCTCGCGCTTGACCCGAGCCAGGAGAGGAGCCCACTCCTCGCCGCGGCCACGAACCATGATCACCTTGTTGGCCGGATGGCCCTTGGCCCATCCCCAGACGTCCTCGGTCCAGGCATTGCCGTCGATCGCCGTCATATCCGCGCGGAGCTTCAGCCCAAAGGCATTCGGCCACTCCTGCACCACGAGACCGTCCAATTGCTCCCGAGTTCGGCTCTCGCTGATGTGGCCGGGGACGACGCCATATTGGATCACCCACCGGCGACCGTCGCGCCCGAAGCCGACGAGCTGCCACTCCACGCGATCGGCCTGGCAGTCCATGCCATAGCAGAGCAGGAGTGCCCCGGCCGGGATCTCGCCGCGTGCGTATGTCGAAGCAGCGGCTCGGTCCCGCAATCCCTCCCACGGCGGCGCCTCGCCCTGTGCCTTAAAGGCCAAGCCGACGGTATCGTTGAGGAAGGTCTGCTCTCCGGCGGGGTCGCCTTTGACATTCAGCCATTCCAGCGCGATCCGCTTCCAGCTCTGCAGGTGGCTGTAGGCGGACCAGATGTAGAATGACCGGTGGATCTTCTTCATGTGCGGGCGTGCAGCCCGCCATTCCTTGCGCGCAAGCATCCCGGAGCGGTGGTGCTCGTGGATGTCCTCGCCACAGGCGATGCAATTGAAATGCGCGTCCTCTGGGTGCTCTTCATCCAGATTGGCCAGCATGTTGGCCCAGTCCAGCGTCTGCATGAAGTCGCAGTGCGGACACGGGACATACAGGCTTTCCTGGCTGCCCTCGTCGTAGTCCTTCGAGATTCGGCACCCCGGCTCGATCAGCGGCGTCGAGACCTTGAAGATCTTCGCGAACTCGATCGCGCGTGACCGGCTGTCTGCCTGCGCCTCCGGATCGCCAGCGGCATTCATCTCCCACTTCGACAGGTCATCCTGCACCTGGCGGGGCACAGTGACCTGAGACAAGGTCGCCGGCGAGTTGGCGCCTGAGATCAGAATCGCGCCGAGCCCGTCGACGCGCTCCTTGTACATGACCGAATCCGAGCCATCGCGGCTCTTCTGCGGAAAGATCCTTCTCAGAGCCGTCGTGCCCTTGAGCATAGGCGACAGCTTCATCTTCGACCAGCGCTGGGCGTTGTTCTCGGTCGGGTGGACGTACAGTACGTCACCCGGGTCCATAACCATCGACCCGCCGACGAACACGTTTGCCAGCACCGTGCCGCCGAGCTGCGCCGACTTCTTGAGCGTGACGATCCGGCAGGGATCGTCCGGGCTCAGAGCCTTCAGGATCTCATCGAAATAGGAGAACCGATCCCGGTTGTACGGGCCGGGCTCTGGGCTCTCGCGCTTGGAGAACACGACGTTCTCTTCAGCCCACTTCCCATAATCGACGGGCGGCGGAGGCTCGAGCGCCAGAGCGATAGCATCCTGTGCCATCCGCTCGGGGTTCGCCAGCATCGTCATCGTCGATCACGCTTCCTCAGAATCCGCAATGCCGTCTGAAACAAGTGCCGGCTTCTCTGCCGCCGCCTCGCGCGCCTTGCCCGCCGCTTTCGTCCGCACCTTCCTGAACTGCTCCCGCAACAGATGCAGCACATCGCGCTGCTCGACCTTGAACTCGCCAGCGATGGCCGTGGCGAACTCTGGCAATGCGCCTTCGAACACTCGCATCAGCTCCTCGGCAATCCGCGCCATCTCGCGACGAGCGCTGGCCGCCTCGACATACCGGCCCTGCCGAGACAGCTCTTCTTCGGCCTCGCGGCGATTGTTGCGCCGGATGCTTTCCAGCTTCTGACGCTTGATCTCCTCGTTGATCTCATCTGTCAGATCGGGTTTCGGAGCGACCGCTTGTTCCGCTGCCGCAACCTCCGACATCTTCAGTCTGGTCTTCAAGCCGTTGCTAACTGCCTGGCCGACATCGCGCCGGATCCCCAGCTGCTTTTGCGCGACATCCACCCGGATCAGGGTCTTGCTACCCTGTTGGACCAGAGCATCTCCGCTGATTTTCTCAGCCGTAATCCACTTGGACACACATGCCCGGGAGACGTTGCTGATCCTTGCAAACTCTGCCTGAGGGACGATCACAGTAGCTTCCGTGTTAACTGGCTCGCTCTGTTAACAGTCGCAACGGTCGTTAACACCGTTAACAACCCCTCCGTTGACACAAAGCCTTGTCGCAGACGGCTCGAATGCGGCTCTTGGGGCCAGCATCGAGCCTTGTTAACCCTCTCCGACCGACGCCAGACTGCGCAAATCCCAGGCCGTTCTCCGCCCGCATGTGAGGGGGTGTTGCCAAGGACCCACACCGTTGCAGGCATGCAACACATCGCGATGTCAGAGGGTCCCATCACGGTCGCCGCGTGACCGGAATGTCACACCTCATTTGGCATCCAGGATGCGCAGGAGCTCGTGCCCGAGGCGGTCTGCCAGGTCGCGCTGAGCGATGTCATAGAAGGCTGCCTCGGTCGCGCCGGTCACCATCTCCTGAGGGATGACGACGCCGCTGTCGACGAGCTCGATCGGCGTGCGCGACGCTGACGTTCTGCGGAAGACGTGCCCACCCATGTTGAGCGGGACGCGGTTCGGTTTGCGTCCGCCCTTAAGGAAGGCCATCGGGAAGGATGTGCGCTTGCCGAATGGCTTGGCACTGACGCCGCCTCTGGCTTCACGTGGGGCGAAGTACTTGAGGGAGATGTCTCCGCCTCGTGACCAGATGGTGTAGGAGAGGTCGCCCTTCTGGGCGGCCTTTCTCACCTTGAGAGCTTTGACGATGGTCTTTCTCTTCAGTCCCGTCTGGGCTGTGAGGGAACGGATCATCGCCGTTCTTGCCTTAGCTCCGGTGTGGTTCAAAGCCCGTGCGATAGCCACGGGCGCTTTGTTACCGGCCGCTGCGATCTGGTTGCCGAGACGTGAGATGTCGACCGTGTCGATTCTGATCTGAAGCGCCACGGAAACCTCGCGGATACATAACCTTGAGACGTTGCGGCTAGCTGAGACGTTGCAGGTTCTCTCTGGATTGGCTCGCCGTCGCCGCTTGGGCGGCGCGTCGACCAGGTGAGAGCTTGATGAAGCTGCCTATCTGCGCTGTCGCTTGATGATCGGCAGAAGGAGTGTTGCCTCCTGTCAATCGGGTGGTCAATAGGCCGTCGCGTGGTGTTTGGAATTACCCTTACACCTGGATCGGGCGGGAGGATCTGCGCAAGCCCTTGAAGGAGTTCGCTTTCCCGCTGCCGTGACACCGTGATGGACTATGCCCATGACGGTACATTTTGTTGGCTCCGATCGATGGATGAGACGTTGACAGCCGGCGGATGCCGACGCCGGTTATCGCTCATCTCGCGACGTTTCGTGGCCTGCTTTTGGCAGGCGATTCTTGTGCCGCTGTTCCCGATGGCTCAGCGAAAAGACCATCGATGGGGCTGCGGGTCATTCTCAGCTCACTGCTGCTTGGCCTCTCGCGGCTCTCCCCAGGCAATGCCCGGCTGGCAATTACTCGGCGGGAGTGAAGTCGACGTAGAACGTGTCGCCCGGCTTGAATTTGTCGAACAACGCCGGATTAGCGACGATGATCTGCAGGTTCACTGATGGTGAGAACTTGGCGAACGTGTTGTTCTCGTCACTGCCGTCAGCAGGATAGCTCCCGCTCTTGGCGACCCCGTGAAAGGTGAGCTGCTCGCTCACTGTGTCGCCTTTGTCGTTCCTGTAAGGGAACACAGAACCGACGCGCATCTTGGCCCGCATAGTGCTCATAAACTTCTCCAACCCATTAAGTCTCTCAGGCTGACGCGATCTCGACCGCTCGCTTCCCTCCCCGGCTTGATGCTTCGGATCGGCGGTCTTCGAACTCGAAAAGACTCGAAAGCCTTTTGCGAGTTCTCCCGCTCCACACCTGTTCATCTCACGGGCCTAAGCCTCGTCCGTCGGTCGCGCCAACTTCTTCGTGCCCTGCCCCTTCGTCTCATCCTGGGAGAGCGCAGATGCGGCCAGGGCCTCGATCTCTTCGCGGGTGGGCTCGTAGCCGGCGAGCACGCGCGCAGCCAGCGAGGATATCCTCGACGATGTCTGCTTGCTCATGTCTCAGCCCAGGTCGTGTCGCCGCCGGCTGAAGCCCATGACAGGCGGCGCATCTGCTGCCGCTCGCGCTTCGCCTCGGCGGCACCCATGATCTGACGCTCGCCGGCCGGCAGCCGCGCCAGGCGGCGCTTCTCGGCCATCGTGTCTATCGTGCTGGTCACCGCCTGGGGCAGGATCGCCGGCAGCAGCTCCGGCATGGGCGGGTCAAGCCGCTCGATTTCCTTCCGGCTCATCGGACGAGGCGCCGCCTTGGCCAAGCCGATATTGCCCATCGTGGCGACGGCCGCAGCCATCGCCAGACCTGCCATGCCCAGACGTGCCATGTGAAAGCTCTGAAATTTGAGGGGGTGCGAGGGGCGCGTCAGGCGCTCAATTCATGACTCTCGCGACGTTGATAGATTTGATGCCTCAAACCGGGGCGGGTGTCACCACCCAAAATTTCCCTTTTAGAATCATGCTTATAGCTTTCCAGTTGCGAATGGACGGCAAAAGGTTTTGCAACTGGAAGGCCTTAGATGCGAATGGCCGAGCCTCAGTTGCTGTAAGGATAAAGCAACATTTTCCCGTCAATGCGGCTTTGTGCCGATGGCTTCAGGACGGACTGAGGCGATAGAACGGGCGCCAAATTACCACCAATCTCGGCGTTAGAAACACCATGAAGATCTTCCCGCCTGACTTGAACATCACAGAAACCGAGGGCTTCTCAGCCAAGGATCTCTTTGCCAGAGCGCCGCTAGGCAAGGGGCTGACCCACTTCGTGGGCGCGGTTCAAGATCCCCTCGTGATCGCGCTCGATGCGCAGTGGGGCAGCGGCAAGACCACCTTCCTGAAGATGTGGGCGGGGGACCTCCGGAACGCCGGCTTCCCGGTGGTCTACTTTGATGCGTTCGAGCACGACTACTTTGAGGATGCATTCCTTGCCATCGCTGGCCAGATCATCGCCCTGGCAGCGGAGAAGAGACAAACCGAGACTGCCCAGGCGCAAAGGTTCGTCAGCAAGGCGAAAGGCGTTGCGAAGGTCATTGCGAGCTCCAGCGTCAGGCTGGGTGTCAAGGCGGCGACCTTCGGAATGGTTGATACTGTCGATTTGGGAGACACAGTCGACAAGGTTATCGAAGCCGCCGGTGCGGAGGCGGAAAAGATCTTCGATAAGCATGTCGAAGACATCCTGAATCGGCAGAAAGAGCAGAAGGACTCAATTCGTCAGTTCCGGGATGCCCTGTCCGAGCTTCCCTCACTGCTCGCCGCCCCTCCTGATGCAGGCGACAACGACAGCGCGGAAGCCAAACCTTTGATCTTTATCATCGATGAGCTTGATCGCTGCCGCCCGGTGTTTGCGCTGCAGGTGCTCGAGCGTATCAAGCACTTCTTCTCAGTCGAGAACGTCCACTTCGTTCTCGGCGTTCACCTAGGTCAGTTGCAAAACTCTGTGTCGAGTGCCTATGGTTCTAACATCGATGCAAGGCTCTACCTTGAAAAATTCATTCACCTGATTGTTCCGCTGGTGGATACCCCGCAGGATCCAAACCGTCGAACGCCCGGCTTCTATGTCGACCAGCTCGCCCAATCTCTCGATCTTCGGGCACCAAATATCGATACTTTGATCGAAGAACTCGCGCGCATCGCAAATGCCCGTGAGTTCAGCCTGAGAACGGTAGAGAGGGTGATGACCACTGTAGCGATTAGCCTTGCGTTTATCGGAAATGTCATGAATGCGCCTCCGATCTTGGCCGGCTTGTGCGTTCTAAAGGTCTCTCATCCTGATCTATTTGTTAAGGCGAAGATCGGAACTCTGGCACTTGAAGACGTCATGGACCCGCTCGCGCTTCGGGGCCCTGTTCCCAACGAGCATGAGCAGCGCGGCTTGGCTTGGCTAATGAAGTGGTGGCGTTACTGCCTAGGGGCCGAAATGACGGACGAGGAAATGCAATCATTTGCGGCATTGAGGAGCGGGTCGCTTTCGCGCGAGCGGATCGTTTCAGTTACCGCAAATCGGATCGTAGATCGACTGATGCCGGGAAGATAAGGCCTATTCGCTGCTGAGGAGTTAGCCCCGCATCTATAAGAACTAATGTATCAGGAAGGCTTCGGCTGCACCTGCACGCGCCTGGGCACCACACCCCTCTCGACTTCCGGCACTCGACCGCCGGCCACCGTCGCCTTCCCTGCGGAGTCGAACCGCCACCCTCTATGCGCTCGTCGCCTCGGTCGGGCGCTCGCCGCGCTCGGCCAACGCCTCCAGATCGGGGATCATTTCGGCTTGGACCTCCCGGCGCGAGTACTGCCACCCCGGTAGAGAGGCGTGGATGTAGCGCCCTCCGTTGATCCGCATGAACCCCGGCAGGTTCTCCCAGGTCGTGATCCACTCGCTGCGGGCGCGGGTGTAGTCGATATGCGCCACCATCTTCTCGCCCACCGTGGTCGGGTCCGCGATGGCAGCTTGGAGCGCGCGAGCCGCCTTGGCCGCGACGGCGCGTTCCTCCATCGTCGGTGGCGGCAAGGGCTTCGGAGCGCGCGCGGTCACTCCGCCCTCCCCTTCGCGAGCTCTTTCCGGATCCCCTCTGCCGTGACCAGGGTAAGGAACAGCAGCACTGCAATGATGATAAGCAGGATGTCGGTCATGGCTGTCTCCTTTCAGCGCACGGGCACGTGCGCGCGGTGGAGCTGCTCGGCCAAGTACGAGAGGCCGGCGGGCAGGTAGCGATCGAGGGAGGTCCGGCTGAGGATCTTCTCCGGCAGCGCCTGCCAGGGCAGAATGAGCGGCGCTCGTATGGCTTGGATCTGGTCCTTGATCTCCTGCCCTTGGCGACCGATCTCCGGGTCCGATTCCCCTCTGGCCTTTAGATCTTGCGCACGGGCAAGGAGCGCCCTCGCCTCATCGAGCAGCGGAGCCTTGGCGCGCTGAAGCTCCGCGGTCGCCATTCGGGCGGCCATGGCCTTCGCCTTGACGTTCCGCTCCCGCAGCACTCCGGCGATCGAGAAACCGCCTGCCTTGCACATGGCCCAGAGCAGGACCGCATCGCAGGCCATCGGCTCGTGGCTGGCGTACGTCATCGGCCAGGCCAGCGCCTCGTCGGACATGCTGATCTCTTCGGCCGTCGGGCGCCGGAGGTTCTCGGCAAAGGCATCCCGCGCGGCCTTCATGGCCTGCTCGTCGATCAGGTCCGAGAACTCCCTCAGGGCCGTCGGCCAGCCGCCGCCGTACGCTGACGGGGCGATCCTGCCGGTGGTGGCCATCAGCACGTCGAAGGCATGGATCAGGCGATGTGCTACGTGGCCGGCGTTCCAGAGAGGCGGGACCTCATAGGGGCCTTCAGGCTCGTCACGGCGTGACAGGTCGCGTGACAACTCATCATCTGCCCGTGATAAATCGTGCGAATAATTCACCAGGGCACCTCATCTTCCGTGACATCGGGGTTCCATTGCGTGACGGGCGCGGGCTCTCCGGTCGGCGTGGCCTGCCCCTTCTTTCCGCCCCTCAGCTCCTTGCCGGTCAGCCAGACCCAAGGATCGCTCGAGCCGATTAGTCCAAGCGCGATCAGCTTCTCGCCACAGAACTTGCGGGCCTGCCTGAGAGCGGCGTTCCGCTTGTCGCCCTCAGGCTCCTCGCCCATCCATTTCATGGCGAAGGCGTCCCGCACGCGGTCCTTGTGAACGACCCGGATTCCGCCCGGCAGTCTGATCTTGTCAGGCGGCGCCTCGCCGTGTTCCTCGATCGCTTCCTGGACCGACATGAAGTAGTTGTAGACGCGGTCGGATAGCTTCTTGGTGTCCTGGGGCTTGTCCCGCTCGATCCCGGCCAGAGCGCCCTCGTCGGGCAGGTCCACGACGCAGGAGGTGATCTCGTCGCCATCCTCGTCCACGCCAATCTTCACCTGGGGCAGGACGAACCGGAAGGTCTTGCTGTCCGCGCCGTCTTTCAGCTTGGTGATCACCGCCTCGCGGATCTTCCGCCCGTTGGCGTCCTTGGCGATGATCGGATTCTTTCCATTCTTGCCGCTGTCGACCTCGACCAGCGAGACATCGAGGACGTTCTCGACGTCGGCGAACATGCTGGAATGCCCGCGGGCCTTGGTGCCCGCGGCATTCTTGTGGTGGACGAGGAGGACAGTGCAGCCCAGAGCTAGTTCCAGCTTCTTGCAGCGCCGGCGGATCGCCGAGACGTCCTTGCTACCGTTTTCGTCTGCGCCAGGCGTGGCCGCGCTGAAGGTGTCGATAACGAGGAGCTCGAGCTTAACGTCGGGGAACTGTTCATCCCAATGGCGGCACTCGGCAATGAGTGCGTCGCAGTCCTCATCCGAGGCGTACAGGTCGATCGGCAGGGTCAGCAGGACGAAGGGCAGGCTGTTGTCGCTCCGCAGCCCGTGCCGCTCCTCATAGGCTGGGATGCGCTTGTCGCGCACGCCCTTGGCGCTCTCGCCCGCTTGGTAGATCACCAAGCCCTGCCGGCTCTTGTTGCCGAACCAGGGGGTGCCGCGGGCGACGGCCATGCCTAGATCGATGGCGAGGAAGGATTTGCCAGACTGGGATGCCCCGACCAGCATGCCCTGTTCACCCCTGGTGATGACGTTCTTGATCAACCACTCGTGCTTGGATGCACGGGGGGCGTGGCGCTCGCTCCAAGGGATGGCGCCGAACCGGGATTGGAACGGCTTGATCAGCGCGGTCGTCTCGCGCTCGAACTGCTCGAAGGACTTGATGGATGGGATCGCGTTCATGCCGCAGCCTCGATTCCGAGTTCTCTGAGAAGACAGTCGTTGAAGTCAGAGCCGTCGGGCGCCATGGAGACGGAGACCTCCCTGCCCTGCTGGTGGAAGCGCTTGGCCGCCACGAGAAGGCGAGCCCTGGTCGTTTCGGCGTCGCTATCACCGTCGCCGATCAGGATGACACGGCGCACCTGCGCCGGCAGGATCACGCCGGGCTTGTCGAAGTCGGGCACGCCGTTCGGAATTGGGAGAGGACTACCATCAGGGCGCTTCATCTTCGGATGCGGCACGCTGCCTGCCGCACCGCCCGAGAGATTCCCGAGGCTGACAGATGTGGCGAGGCTGACATCGAAGTCGACAAGCCCGAGAACGTACCAGGAGAGGACAGTCTCGATCCCCTCCCCGATCGCGAGCGTCTCGCCGACGTCGCCCAGGCGGACAATGCCGCCCTTGGCATCGCCCATCACCTTCTTCGCCTTGTTGCGCTTTCTGTCGCCGGGAGGCGTCAGCTTCCGGGGCTTCGAGGGGTCAAGGTAGGTCCGGTGCAGGCCGATGATGGTGCCGTCCACAGCGCGGATCGCGGCCAGCATGGCGGGATAGGATCCAAGGGGGGACGGCCTGTCCGCCGCGGCATTGGCGAAGCCGTGGTAGCCAAGATCCGGCACGAAGCGCAGGTCCTGCGTCAGACGCGCTGGCGGCGTCAGGCCGCGTGCTTCGAGGTAGGTGGCCGCAGGGGTGCCGGTGATCGGCTTGGCAGTCTGCCAGAGCCGCTCGACACTCTCCTGCGTCTCCTGCCGTTCCCGGTCCTCTCGCGCCCGGGCATCGGCTTCCTCAATGCGGCGCTGCTCAGCGCGCGCTGCGAGGCGCGCTTCACGCGCGCTGCGCTCTTCGTCCGTCTCGGCCTGGTCGCGCCCCGGAGGCGGCCGTCCGGTCAGGGTCTCGCAGGCGGCCAGGAACTCGCAGCTGTCCAGATGCTCGACCATGGCGATGACGTCGCCTCCACCGGCTCCGCGGCAGTTGAAGATGTTCTTGCGGGTGTTGATGCTGAACCGGTCGGTACCGCCACACGCCGGGCACGGGCCAGAACGCTCGACGGTGCCCTTCATAGTGACGCCGCGGCGCCCGAGCTCGTCGAGAATTGAGACCTTGCGGGCTTCCTCAACCCACTCGTCGAACGCCTGGCTGTTGCCGGTTGTGGCCATGGATCACTCCGCGGCCTCGGGGATGACAGGGACCTGCCCGAAGATCCGCCGCTCGGCGATGGCGGCATACTCCGGGTTCAGTTCGATGAGGGTGCAATCAGGCCCAAGCTGCTGCGCGACGAGACCGACAGTGCCGGCGCCGCCGAAGGGATCCAGGACGTGCCCGGGTATCCGTCCTAGGACCTCACACAGACCGCCGCAGTGATCGACCGCGCCGCAAGCCGCGCACGTGGTCTGGGGCACGCCAGCCTTAATGCAGCGCTCGGCCAGCGCCGGCGGGAAGGTGGCGAAGTGAGCCTCGCGGAAAGGCCTCGGCGCGATGGTCCAGACATTCCGGGAGTTGCGGGTTTCCGTCAGGTCAAGGGTCGAAGAATGAAATGAGCCTTTGGCCTTCCGAAAAGCATCATCCTCAGATGCCGATCTCGGGCCGACTCCAAGTTTCCTCGATCGAGGAACGCGATCGACAGCCTGACGGCTGTTCGGCCCTGGCTTGCGAGCATGAGCGCCGCCCGTCACAGGCTCGCGGATGGCCACATGGTTGTAGAAGTAGTCCTCGCCCTTCGTAAGCAGCCAGATCTTCTCGTGCGCGGAGGTAGGTCTGTCGTAGACCGATTCCGGCATCGGGTTCGGCTTGTGCCAGATGATCTCAGAGCGGACATACCAACCGTCATCCTGCAAGGCGATGGCGAGCCGGTTCGGGATCATGCAGAGGTCCTTCGGCTTCAAGTGTCCGCCGGCAATGATCCTGCCAGCGGGGGCATTCAGCCCCCTGCGCTTCGGGTCGTCGGACTGGTTGCCGCGGCTGGCACCATAGATTGGCCCTACAGTGGAGAATGGCTTGTCGCGGAACGTTCGGTTATCGCCCTGCACGTCGGCCGCCGCGCGCCCATTGGGCTGCGCCGCATAGCAGTCGCCGTAGTTCAGCCAGAGCGTGCCGTGAGGCTTCAGCACGCGCCACACTTCGCGGAAGACGGAAGCCATCACGTCCAGATGCTCGCCGAGCGTCGGCTCAAGCCCGATCTGGCCGGATACGCCATAGTCCCGCAGCCCCCAATAGGGAGGGCTGGTCACAACACAGTCGAAGTGAGCCGTCGGCAGCTCGCGGAGCCTTTCACGGACATCGCCGACGAGGATGGAGACCGCCATATCAGCCCTCCACTCGGCGGACGCGGAACATGAACTTGTTCACGGACACGAGGTCGATCCCGACGGCGGCCAGCTTGCGGCGCATGACGCTGAAGTGATCCTTCATGGCGTCGGTGCGCGGCCAGGGCCCGAGGTCGCGAAGGGTGTCGACGTCATAGGTGTTGCCATCGACCATCCGCTCAAGCGACCTGGCGAAGGGCCTGACCACGTCGACCGAACCCCACGGGCCGTGGACCTTCAGGGACTCGACGTCGACGTCCATGATCTTGTCGGCGGGGAAATCGTCCATGGGCGTACCCCGCGGCTCCTCCGCCGGCGCCTCCACGGGCTTTGCTTTAGGAGCCGGCGCCGGAACGCTGGGGATGCGCAGGCGGGCCGGGCCCTCGTCCTCTTCGAAGCGCGGCACGCGCCGGAAGATTCGGGTCTCGGGCTCGTTGGCCTGAACCGGCCTCGCCGGCTCCTGAGGCTCGGGAGCAGATTCATCGACGGGCACGATGACCGTCTCGACGACGTCCACTACCTCGTCTTCAGCTTCCTGCTGCTCTGGCGCCTTGGGGCGCCGGGCAGCGTCGCCCTTGACCACGCGAGGATCACCGGCCTTCCTCCCCATCGACAGGTAGCAACCGACACTGGAAGAATTGATTTTTAGGTGACGCGAGATCTCGGCAGGAGTGAGCGCGCTGTCGCCGTATAGGGTCAAGACGCTTTGGCACGCTGGGGACTGCGGGACGCGCGGCGTGGGTGTTGCCTTAGGAGCTTGAGGAGCAGGTTCCAAGGGAGGTTCCATGATTGCGGGCGCAGCTTCCATGGTATCGCCGCCACCATCCATGTTATCCGGCTTCGGAGGCCAGTAGCCGCGCTCTTCAGCGCGGGCCTGCGCCCGCAGGCTCCAAGGGCCCATCTGGCTCTCGTCCCAGCCTTCTGGTTCGCGCTCTTCACCGGAGCCGTCCACGTTGGAGAGCCCACACGGAGCATTGAGCGGGCGTCCATCGGTTCCATGGAGCATGACATGCCTGCGGCTGCTCATCACGTCGTCCACGCCGGTGACGCGCACCGTCACCTGGGCATCACCGAGCGCTCTGTCCTCTGCGACCCGCTCAGGCCTACCCATCGCGTCAGAGACAGCCTGCAGCACATCCGACGAATACTCGTCGAACGCCACGGCTGCCTGTCGGGTCGCCATCTTTTGAGCGAGCCGGCTCACCCTGCTCTGCAGGTTAGAGAGCTCGCTGTTGATGGCCAGGATCTCGGCAAGCAGTGCGGCATGGGAATCGTGTGGCTCAACGGCCTGAAGAGCGGACTGGATGGTCATTCTGCAGCCTCGGCTTGGATCTTCGGTTTGCGGTTGCGGTAGGTGTAGCGGCGCTTCTGACGGGACTCCTTGCCGATCTCCTTCAGGATCACGGACACCGGCTTATCCATCATCACGCCAACGACGAGCTCCGTGATGCGCGCTGGCGACTGGCCGGTCTGAGCGGCAACCGCAGCGATCTTCTCGTGGTGGCGCTTCCGTACGCCGCAATGGATCTTCCGGTATCCACCCGGCCCCGCGAGACGAACGCCCGCGTTCCTCGCGATGCGCTCGATCCGCTTCGGGGGCTGGTTGAGCGCCAGGCCGATATCAGCGGCCGAAAGCCCTTCGCGGGCCAGGAGCGTGATCTTCGGCAGGAGCTGCCGCCAGCTCATCGGCGGCCTTGGTTGCGTCGGCTGGCTGTCCATTGGCTGCCCTCGTGATCGCGGCCTCTTTCAGGGCGGTGCGAAATGTCGTGATGAGATCTCGGGTGAACTGGGTGTCGCCCATCGCGTGGAGGCGCTCGAAGAGCATGCGGGTGGCGTAAAAGACGTCGGCGCGGTTCAGCTGCTCTTCAGACGCGGCCTTGAGGAAGTGCTCCAGCCTCACCCGCTCCGACCCTCGGATGTCGCCATCCCGATCGGTGAAGAAAATCGACATGTACTGGCAGATCTCGCCGCCGCGGCAGGCTGCCAGTTCATTCGGGCCCGGCGTCATGCTGCGATCTTCCGATAGTGGTATGGCTTCACGTCCGGGACGAGCAGACCAAGCTCTGTCGCCCGCCAATGGGCGACTGCGCCGGCGTCGGACTCGTCGTAGTTGTTGCAGTCCCAGCCGATCTCGCGGCAGACCTTGCGCACCAGGCGCTTGGCTTCCTCGCTCTTGAGGTTCCCATGTCCGATGAAGCTTTTCCGCACCCGCTGGATGTTGGCTGGGGTCACACGCACGTGCTTCAACTTTACAGTCGCTCCGAGCACACCGATCAGCATCATCTTGACCATGGTCGAATGAGCATTGGTCTGGCCTGAGAGCGCCCGCTCCGGGATCGGAGCCTCAATAACGACCTCGTCCGGCGGGAAGGTGCGCATCCGTTCGGCGATCCAGCGAAGAGCCCGACAAGCCTTATCCCAGGCGCCATCAATGCCGACGTCGTCACCCTCACGTCCCAAGGCTACCGTGTAGAAGATCGGCTTCTGGCCGATCTTCCAGTCACAGACACCCATGCTCTTTGCGACGTCCAAGCCCAGGATGGTGGTCATGATCAGTCCACCAAGTCGTCCACGAGCTCGCCATCAGCCTTGCGGCGCTCGTCGGCATCGACGGCCGCCTTGCCAAGCGGAAGATCGGCGTAGTCGCCGAGCGCTTCACGAATGAGCACGGCCTGGTCGGCGTCATCGGCCTCGAGCTCCGAGCGAAGCTCTTCGATCTTGTGGGCCAGCTTGCGGGCCTTCAGCTCCACCTTGAGGGGCTTCAAGGGGATGCCCCGAGCCTTCGCCTCGGTCATAACACCCTTGCGATCCTCGGCGATGTCGCGGCACCGCTTCATGAACCTGCCGCGTTCTGATGCGAGCGTAGAATCAAGCTCGTCCAAGCGTCCGACGATGTCCTGAAGTACATCAGGATCGAAACCGTTCGATGTCGGCTGGGCGGCTTTGCGCTTGCCACGGGGCATTGGCTATCCTTTCAGGGCTTGGTTGGCTTGGGAGAGGAGAAGAGGCTCGGCAGACTGATCCGCCTTGCGCTGGAAGGTGCCGTAGGTCGCCTCAGGGCCTACAGCGGCTAGTAGCTCATCACGGATGCCCTCGAGCCAGCCCTCGGCCACGACGCCGGCCGCGCAGCATCCATGCTGCCGGCGGATCTTGGCCAAGCGCTCGCGGGTCTGAGCACGGGCCGTTTCGTAAAGGGAGCCGGCGCCGGACATCACTGTTGACCTATCTCGATATCCCCCTCGGGGATGAGGGCGCGAACCGAGACGCCTAAAGCAATCGCAATGGTCTGGAGATTGTGGAGAGAGACGTTGCGCTTCTGCGATTCCATCCGAGACAAATACGAAACTGAGAGGCCGGTCTGCTCAGAGAGATCCTCAAGCGTCATCCCCCTGGCTTGGCGGATTTCACGGATGCGGTTCTCGCTATTGGCAATAGCTGAGACCTGCTCGATGGCAGATCGAGCATGGAGAGTGGCGAGGAGGTCTGCTGTCACGCCCTCAGCGCCGCAGACGCGCGCCTCACGGATAACCTCAACCCAATATTCAGGGGGGATCGAGTTGCGGCCCTTCCAATTTCCGACCGTCGAACTGGGAAGCTGAAGGTGGCTGGACAGGTTGCTCGCGCCGATCGTCGCAATGACGTCAGCGACAGAGGGGAACCGTCCGGCCGTTGTAGATGCGAAGCTCTCAGTCTCGGCAGATTGCAATCCTTGGTCGATGCGTAGGGCGGGCCATTCCACGGAAGCCGGCCAATGGTCAGCAAACCATTGCCGGACCTCATCGAACCGCCGCAAGGTAGTGGATCGCTCCCCACCGAGATTGGCGAAGTACGACCCATCTCGTGCCGCCGCTCGGGCAACAGAGGTTACCGGCTCCCCGGTAGCCTCTGCATATGTCTTCAACAGATCCTGCAGGTGGCCGATGAGGGGTCCCTCGATAGGAGCATGTAGATTCCGCGCCGGTGGGCCAATGAACAGCCATTCGTCGCTCCACTCCAGCCTGCGCGCGATTGCCTCAGCGCGCATAATCTGCAGGTGGGACAGCCCCGGCTCGGCTTCGCCGGCCTCCCAATTTGAAAGCTCGGAGGGTGGCACGCCAAGGATATCCGCCATCTCGGGCTGGCCGATGCCAAACACATGAATGCGGATTTGCGCAATGATGGTCATCGAAACAGCCCCTTTCAGAGTTGTTTACGGGACATCGGAACAACCGATTCAGCGCGGTCGAGGTCGGCCTCGCAGTTCGCGAGAGCCTCATAGCCCTCACGGATTTGGACCCTGATGGCTTCAACTTCCGACGGCGTTATGGTTCCATCGGCCTTTGCCTGGGCGATTCCGCTGACCAGGTCAGACAGTTCCTTCGCTATGCAGGCCAAGTGCTGATCGAAGTCTACACTCTTGGTGGCTGGCCTCTTCCTAACCAGCACATGGCCAGACTGATCAGCCAGCGCCCGCGTCACAATTGGCTCGCCGAGATCCGCTTCTAAGTCACGGATCACATCCAGCGGAGCGAACATCGGCTCGCTCGGATTCCCGTAGCGCGAAAGCCGACCGGGATCGGCGCGTGTGATCTCCTGCGAAGCATGGACGGGCCCGCCAGCCAGTTTGAGCAAGGTCCGATACGCAGCTTTGAGAGCCAGATGGTCGTCGCCGAGAAGGTTGCGCGTGCTCATGCAAGAAATCCTAGGAAGATTGTTTTGCGGTTACGGTCCCGGTTCGCCATTCTCAGAGCATCGACGGGAGGACGAGATGGCTGGGGCTAGGAGACAGTTTCGGGGAGCGGGGCAGGACTTGGATCAGGGCGACGAGGCCCCTCAGGCCAGGATGCCCCGTCAGGCCAGTTGTCCGAGAACCACTGCATGGCCGTCTCAAGACGGCGCGTGGTCAGATCCGCTCCATCGTCTAGACGCGACAGAACCTTCCCGTCGCCAAAAACGATTGTTGAGACGCGCGATAAGCTCAGGCCTTGCGCGGTCGCATAGGCCTTGGCGGTTTGGAGAAGGTGGCGAACGAGTGTCATGATTACTGGATCATGCGATACTAATACCGCGTCGTCAACGATAATCTTACCGCTGAGAGATATCGCGATCCCGCGATTATGTTACCGCATGACTGACAGCGATCTCAAACTCAGAATCATCAAGCGCCTGAAAGCAACGGCGAAATCGGCTCGAGGCGCATCCCTTGAGGCCGGGCTGAGTGACGCATTCATCCGGAACATTCTCGCCGGAAAGTCGCGATCACCCCGTGTGGAAAACTTTGATGCGCTGGCTTCCGTCCTCGGAACGACGGCCGATTGGCTTCTCAAGGGTGAAGGACCAGAGGTTGACCCTGGGTTTGGAGCCAGAGCAAAGCCAGACCAGCCCGCAAGAGCTGACCTGGGCACACGACCAGTGCGGAATGATATCGAGCCAAACACCGACCTGTCACAAGCTAAAGACCTGCCGAACTTCAGGGGCTTTGGCGGACCGAGAGACGTGCCGGTCCGAGGTACCGCCCTCGGCGGCAGCGGTGAGGACGGTGACTTCCAGTTCACCTCCGATGTCAATCTGGGCCACGAACCCCGCCAACCAGGCATTATGGGGCGCAAGGGCATCTACGTTGTCTACGTCCAGAACGACAGCATGGACCCGAAGTTTGAGCCTGGGGACCGCCTCTACGTGGACCCGCACCGACCACCCCGCCCGATGGATTACGTCGTGATCGAGCTGCATGGCGACGAGGGCGAATCGGGTCGGGGATACATCAAGCGGCTACTGAGGAAGACCCCAACCCGCGTGATCGTGGAGCAGTTCAATCCCCGCAAGGAGATCGAGTTCGAGACTGACGAGGTGAAGGCTATACACCGCGTCATCCCCCATGACGAGCTACTCGGAGTTTAGGCCTCCCCGGTGACCCATGATCTGAGATCTGGCGGGAGCCGTCCGTGCTGGAAGATGATCACCGCATCGTCGTAGTCGCCCGTATCCATGCTCCCAGTGCGGGAGAATGCTAGCACTCCATCCTTGTCGAAGGTCGCGGCTGAGGCGAGCGACACGGCGCGAGCTCGGCTCGGCGCCTCGATCGGCTCATTCGCTATCAGCACGTCATTGTCGTCGTCCGCCTGGAAGGTCTGGACGACAAAATAGGTGAACCTGGTGGCATCCATCGACGCTTGCCTCCTAACTCCAGATCGGCGTGATGCCGACGTTTCGGCCTTCCCCGCCCTTGGCTATGCATGCCCGGCACCTTAGGCGCGGACCGACCTGCCTGAAGGTTCTCAACCCTCTGGCTTCCAACTCATGCAGCTTGTGATGGTCGAATGTCCGGGGCCTTCCACAATCTTCGCAAATCACACTCATCGCTTTGGCATCACTCAGGTTTCTATCAATCCAACGGCTCATTTGCTGCCCAGTTTGTTCTTTTTCTGTTCTCAGGGTGAAGGATCGGTAAAAGCGAGTCGAGACGGTTGGAAAGTTGTCCTTGCTTTCCACAGGCGGGGAACTCGGGCATGGAAAAGGCGGCCTTCAAGGGCCGCCGTTTGCCTGACGCAAACCTTTCCTGCGCGCGTGAGAATTACTACGCGCGTACGTGGGGTATAGAACTAAACTATAATACTACACGCCACTGTAGATCCCGACGGGTTGAGAGAAGGGACGCCGCTGAAGACGGCGCCCCTCTGCCACGTGGCGCCAAGTTCCCAGAACTGTGGTTCCGCGCGCGCGAGGCATCGGCAAATCGGAAGCACCACTTTCGATATGCGGTATTTATATCTTGTGACGGTTGACGCGGTACTTTTATCGCGGTACGGTTCTCCCATCGCAGCGGAGATACCGAATGCCCGCCCGGCTCAAATACCCCGTCGTCCCCGTCTACGTGCCCGGCGAATCCATGGCCGAGGACCTTGCGATGTCCGGCGTGGATCTCGCTGACGACCAGGCGTGCATCCTCTTGCTGATCTCGTTTGGCTACCGCGCAAAGCACATCGCGCCCGGCTTGGATGCGGCTCAGGAAGCGGCTCGTCAGATCCGCGGCGTCTGGGCCCCTGCCCTTCCGGAGGCTGCATGATGGCCTCGATCGGCACCTACATCATCGCGGTCTTCGGGTACGGCACGGCCCTCCTGATCGGCATCGGAGCGTCGATCTCATTCTGGAAGCTGCTTCGGGCATCCAACCGCGAAGATGCCCGTGAGGAGTTTCTCGCGTTCATCGTTGGCGTCGCATTCGCGATGTTCCTCGCCGCCGTCACGCGCGGCCTGATGGGAGGCCTGTGATGCGGCAGCGGATGATCAACTGGGCCGGGGCGATGCGCGATATGCGCAGTCGACCTGATCCGCGCCAGCAGCTCATCGACGAGATGGTTGAGGTTCTCACTCGCTGCCGGTCAGTCCTGATCACGGCCTATCACGACATCGAGGATGAGACCGCGCGTGCCGTGATCCAGCGCCGGATCAATTCAATCAACTCCGTTCTCGCGAAGGTGGAGGCCAGGCAATGCAAATGATGATTTCTTCGTTCGCGCTCGTGAGCCCCCTGTGGGCGCTGATCAGCGTAGCCCTCGGGGCGGCTGATCTCCCCGGCTCCGATTTCACGCTGGCGCTGGGCTTTGTCACGCTCGGGATCAGCCTGTTTTTGATCTCCCTCGCGGCCATCATTCGGAGGAGGACGGCCTGATGCTACCGCGCGAATACTGCATCGCCTTGCTGGCTGCATACGACGATTTTGCCGACGGCAGCCCTATCGACGAAGCGCACAACGCCATCGTCGAGACTCTCGGATGGGGTGCGTTCAGCGATGAGGCTCTCTCGCTGATGGCCACCGAGCTTCTGCGCCTGACCGGCCGCGCCGTGGTCGATCCGGCGGACACCACGCTCATCACGCTGCAACGGAGGCACTGATGCTTAGACAGGAACACGAAGGCTGGGCAGTGCTCTGCTGCACAATCGCCGCTCTCGCTTTTCTCTTCATCGTCGGGGCACTGCTGCAATGATCGAGCGTATCCCAGCCAGCGATCTTGCATCGTGGCTAGCCCTGCGTTCGCTGGACGTGACGGCCAGCTCGGCCGCGGCACTGTTGAATGTCCATCCGTTCATGTCGGCCTATGAGCTTTGGGCTCTGAAGTCCGGCAGGATCTCCGAGGACGCCGAGATGACGCCGGCCATGGAGCGCGGGCAGCTGCTCGAGCCCGTTGCGGTCACCCTGCTCCGCCGCGAGCGCCCGGGCTGGGACATCCGGCACAACACGCTCCCTAGGCAAGTCTACTACCGGGACGCGTCGGTGAGGCTCGGCGCCACGCCCGACATCATCGCCATGGATCCTGAGCGCGGGATTGGCGTCGTCCAGGTGAAGACGGTTGAGCCAAGCATCTTCCGGCAGAAATGGCACGACGAGAACGGCGATCTTCAGCCGCCGATCTGGATCGTCATCCAGGCGATCATCGAGGCGAAGCTCACCGGCTCATCCTGGGCGGCCGTGGCACCGCTCGTCGTGGGCTTTGGCGTCGAGATGCCAATCATCGACGTCCCGATTCACGATGGCGTCTATGAGCGCATCGCCGGCGAGGTGAAGGCGTTCTGGCAGCGGATCGCCGACGGCATTGAGCCTGACCCCGACTACACCCGCGACGATGCACTGCTCAGCCGCTTGGGCCGCGGCACCAACGGCGAGCAGATTGATCTATCCGCCGACAACATGATGCCCGGCCTGCTCGAGGAGCGTGCCGAGCTGAAGGGGCGGATCAAGGTCGATACCGATCGGTGCAAGGAAATCGAAGGCGAGATCGTCGCCAAGATCGGTCCGCACGAGAGCGCCTTCGTTCCTGGCTGGAAGATCGCAAGGCCCGTGATCTCCCGCAAAGGGTACTCGGTCGAGCCCACCCAATTCCGCCAGCTTAAAATTTCCCAGTCCAAGTGAAAGGCTGTCCATGTCCGCAGGTACCCAAATCCAAAACACCCGCCAGCCGCGAGAGATCGACGTCGTTCGCGACCAGCTGACCAGCCTTGAGGGGCAGCTCGAAGCTGCCCTGCCCGCCCATATCCCGGTCGAGCGGTTTAACCGTGTCGTCATGACTGCGATCCAGGGGAACATCGATCTCCTGCGCTGCGACCGGAAATCGCTGTTCAACGCCTGCATGAGGGCAGCTCAGGACGGCCTCCTGCCGGACGGTCGCGAGGGCGCCATCGTGCCTTACAAGGGCGAGGCAAGCTGGATGCCCATGATCGGCGGCATCCGCAAGAAGGTCCGCAACAGCGGCGACATCGCGTCTTGGGATGTGCATGCCGTCTATGAGAACGACCACTTCGAGTTCGAGCTCGGCGACGAGCCCTACATCAAGCACCGTCCTGCTCTCAGTAACAAGGGTAAGCTGATCGCAGTCTACTCCGTGGCTGTCCTGAAGGGTGGCGAGAAGTCCCGCGACGTCATGTCGGTCGAGGACGTGGAGAAGATCCGTGCGAAGTCCCGGTCCAAGAACGGGCCCTGGGCCGATCCGACGTTCTATCCGGAGATGGCCAAGAAGACGGTCGCTCGCAGGCATTCCAAGGTCCTGCCTATGTCGTCCGACCTGGATGACCTGATCCGCCGTGATGACGATCTCTACGACCTGAAGGGCGCCAGCGACGCCGAGGTGAAGGGGCCGCGCCTTTCGATGACAGCGGCGCTCGACCAGCTGGCGGCTCCGGTCAATGAACGCGAGCCGGCACGCGGAGCGACCGCCGCATTCGCCGAGGCGGACCGCATCGTCGATGCCGACGGCGTGATCGTGAAGGACAAGAACCCTGAGGCGCTGGGAACATCCAGCGCGGAAGGAGAAACGGCCGAGGGCACAAGTAGCGGCGTACAGCCCTCGGCCGCCACTGATTTCCCGGGCGATCGGCCGATGGATGCGACCCCGGATCTCGAGGCGCTGCTCGCTGAGTTCGAGCGGGAAGCGCCGAACGCCACGACGGAGCAGGAGCTCGGCGAGATCGCGGCGGATCTGCGCAAGGCGATGGACGATCACCCGCCCGGACGCGACTTCCAGACGCGCGCCGGCAACGCCTGGCAGGATCAGATCGAACGCATCAACAAGCTGTCGCGCGCAGCCGAGCAAACGCCTTCCGGGACCGATTCCAGCGACCCCGACTACAAGAAGGGCTGGAGCGATGCCGAGAAGGGTCTGAGCAAATGCATCACGTCCGCCATCCGCGACAATGCCGACCGGCTGGCCAATTGGCAGACTGGCTTTGACGCCTACCACGCGCAGGCGGAGGGCTGAGCATGCTGATGAGGGTTATAGATTTCGAATCTACCGGATTGCCGCCGGATGCTGCTATCGTGGAGGTGGGTTGGTGCGATGTGGTCGATGGCGTGGTCGGCGAGCAGGGAAGCATGCTCGTCAATCCCAAGCGACCGATCGGGCTTGAGGCGATGGCAACGCACCACATCCGCGACCACGAGGTCGCCGGTGCGCCGCCCATCGATCTAGGTCTCCGTCGCCTGATGGAAGGGGAGCCCGACGTCTTCGTCGCTCACAATGCCGCCTTCGAACAGGAGTTCTTCAAGGGCGGCGAGACGCCATGGGTGTGCACCCTGAAGGTAGCGCGCCGGCTTTGGCCGGACGCTCCCCGGCACACGAACACCCTCCTACGCTACTACCTCGAGCTTGAACTCGATGAGGATCGCGCGATGCCTCCACATCGTGCGGCCCCGGATGCCTACGTCACCGCGCACATCGTCGCCAAGGCCCTGCAGCTGGCCTCGATCGAGATGATGGTGAAGTGGACCAAGGAGCCGTCCCTCCTGCCGCGCTGCAACTTCGGCCAGCACTCTGGAAAGGCCTGGGCTGACGTACCGGTCAGCTACCTGACCTGGATGGCCAACAATGAGGGGATGGATGCCGATAAGCGCTACACCGCGAAGTACCACCTGAAGGCGCGCGGCGGCCAGTCCCGGAGGGCGTCATGAGCGAAGAGACACTCCTCACCGCAGCGCGCCGCGTAGTCCGCTTCTTCAATATCGACGAGGCCCATGGGGGACTGATGAGCACAGAAACGGTCCAGGCTGTCCAGACTCTCGACAAGCAAGTGCGCCTCACGGTCGAGCGCGAGAAGAGAGGGACTGAGATCTCGGCAGGCCTCAATGCAGCGTCGGCCCAGGATGAGAAGGCGGCAAGCTCATGACATTCACCAACGAGGAACTCGCTGCCTGCGCGGAGCGAGAGGTCAAGCAGAGGCGCCGGGCTTATCCCCGCTGGGTTGAGGATGGGCGCATGTCCCAGACCTTTGCGGATCAACAGATCGCTCTAATGGAGTGGATCGCCCGGGATTACCGCGCCAAGGCGAAGGCAGACGCCGGCAAGGTCGATCTCTTCGGAGGCGCAGCATGAGCCCCTACGACAGCGATCATCCGTGGCCGGGCTGCTACCCGGTTTTCTTCTTCGCCATCTGCACGGTCCTAATTCTGGCCGCGCACGGAGCTTTGTGAGGCATTCTCCATGAAGGAAGTAGTCGTCGATAGCTTCGCCGGCGGCGGCGGGGCTTCTGAGGGTATCGAGCTGGCGCTCGGCCGCTCACCCGACATCGCCATCAACCATGATCGCGAAGCGCTGGCCATGCACTATGCCAACCACCCCGACACGCTGCACCTAGCGCACAACGTCTGGAAGGTCGATCCGGTCGAAGCCACGAAGGGCCAGCCGGTCGGTCTGCTCTGGGCCTCGCCAGACTGCAAACACTTTTCGAAGGCGAAGGGCGGCAGGCCCGTGAAGCGCAACATCCGCGACCTCGCGTGGGTTGTGGTACGCTGGGCCAAGCAGGTCCGGCCGCGTGTCATCATCCTGGAGAACGTCGAGGAGTTCCGACACTGGGGCCCTGTCAGCGAGGACGGCACCCCCTGCACTGCCCGCAAGGGACAGACGTTCAAGCAATGGGAAGGCGAGCTGAAGCGTCTCGGCTACAAGGTCGAGCACCGCGAGCTGCGAGCCTGTGACTACGGCGCTCCGACTATCCGCAAGCGACTCTTCCTGATCGCCAGGCGCGACGGCCGCCCGATCGTGTGGCCGAAGCCAACTCATGGCGATCCGAAGTCTGAGGCAGTGAAGAGTGGCAAGCTCAAGCCTTGGCGCGCAGCGGCCGAGATTATCGACTGGAGCCTATCCTGCCACTCGATCTTTCTGACCCGAGAGGAAGGTCGCGCCGTCGGCGTGAACCGCCCGCTCGCTGAAAAGACCATGGCGCGGATCGCTAAGGGCCTGAAGCGATATGTGCTCGACAATCCGACGCCGTTCATTGTCCCCGGCTTCATCTCGTATGCCCAGCAGGGCGGCCTCAATCGATCTGCTGAAGATCCGCTGCACACTATCACGGCATCTCGCAAGGATCAGAACTGCATGATCGCCCCGCATCTGATGACAATGCGGAATGCTCAGAAGCCCTTCAATGGCGCTAATGAGCCGACCCACACGGTCACGGCCGGCGGCGCGGGACTGACGCTCGTGGCTCCCTGCCTCACGACCTACTACGGCACCAAGGAAGATGGCCAGCCAAGGGTTGCCGATCTCAATGAGCCTCTGCGGACGCAGACCACTGAGAACAGGCATGCGCTCGTCACCGCCTTCATGGCCCAGCACAACACCGGTGTGGTCGGCCACGATCTCCGCAAGCCAGCATCGACCATCCTTCAGGCCGGCAGCCATCAGCAGATGGTTTCTGCGGGACTGCTGAGCCTGAAGGGCTCGGACCGGCGCGACCGCACGGTAGAAGCGCCGATGAACACAGTCTGCGCAGAGGGAACACATGCGGCGCATGTCTCGGCCTTCCTGGTGAAGTACTACGGCGCAGACCAAGATCCGAAGCTCGTGGAGCCGCTGCACACAGCCACGACCAAGGCGCGGTTCGGTCTCTGCACGGTACAGATCGAAGGTGAGCCATATGTCGTCACGGATGTCGGCATGCGCATGCTGACACCCCGCGAGCTCTTCAGTGCTCAAGGGTTCGGTGAGGACTACATCATCGACCGAGGCAAGCTGCCGGATGGCACCTGGATCAATCTGACCAAGACGGCGTCCATCCGGATGTGCGGGAACTCGGTCTGTCCACCAATGGCACAGGCCCTGGTGACAGCGAACTACCGCGAGAACGAAGCCGCTCTGCCGGTCCGCCGGCGGATCTCGACAGCACCTCTCCTGGAGGCTGCGGAATGAAGATCCTCGTGAACACCGGCTCCAGTGGCGACGACACCGTCGTCATCGCCACAGACGGCGAGACGATCGTGCTCACGGTTCAGCAAGCCCGCCACCTCGCAGCCACCATCGCTTATGTCGCCTCGGCGGCGAAGAGCGGCTGCTCGTACGAAGAGGCAGTCGAGATATGAGCACCACGATTCCAGCCCTTACCATCTGGCAGCCCTGGGCTTCGCTCATCATGCTCGACGCTAAGCCCTACGAGTTCCGCGGCTGGCCTGCGCCGCGCAGCCTGCACGGGCAGCGGATCGCGATCCATGCTGGTGCACGCCCCATCAAGCGGAGTGAGGTCGCCGACCTCATTATGCGCCTGCAGGGTGAGACGCCCTGGACCACAGGCCTCAGGCCGCATATCGCTCTCCCCTTCCTCGAGCGCGTACACAGCAGCCCAGGAAGCCTGCCGCTGTCCGTGGTCCTCGGTACCGTGATCCTTGGCCAGCCGCGGCACTCCTACGAGATCATCGGCGAGTTCGGCGCACCCATCAACGACAGCGACCGAGACCAGCATTCGAACTGGGCTTGGCCGGTCTCGGACATCCAACACCTTGAGCCGCCCGTGCCTGCACGTGGCGCGCAAGGCTTCTGGCGCTGGTCGCCGGGATCGGAGGCGGCATGATCGAGTACTTCATTCAGGGGGAACGTCTATCCCTACCAGCAGCGGGTCGCGGAATTGGAAGCCGAGGTCGAGCGGCTCCGTCTGGTCAATCAAGCGATGACGGCCAGTGAGGCCGCTGCTTGGGACATGAACAGAAAGCTCAAGACCGAGACCGAGCGGCTGCGCCAGCAGCTGGCAGCGCGGCCTGCCTCGGACATCGGCTTCCTCGAAGTCGAGCCATCGAACTCTGAGCGCGCCGCGTGGCCCGATCAGACCCGCGCCTACGTCGAAAGCCTCGAGCAGATCCTTTCATCACGCCAGCCTTAACCAACGGAGGAAACCATGAAGCGCCTTCTTCTCAGCACCACCCTCATCCTGATCGCTGCGCCCGCACTGGCTACGGGCAAGCACACACCAAAGCCGCCTGTGACGCCTCAGCCGCCGGTCCACAATTACTCGCCCCACTTTAACCAGGGGCAGCAGCAGGGCCAGGCACAGGGGCAGATCCAAGGACAGGGCCAACAGCAGAACGCGACTGGTATCGGTGTCGGCATCGGCCAGGGCGGACGCGGCGGCGCAGGTGGAGCCGGAGGAGCGGGCGGGGTCGGAATGGGCGGTACTGGCCTGGGTGGCGCTGGCGGGGCTGGAGGAACCGCGATCAACGGCGGCCAGCGTCAGGCCAATCGGCAGACGACCGTGGTGAACGCGAACAGTTACACGAAGCAGGTCCGCCAGGCTCCCGGCATCGCTGCCAGCTTCTCATCCGTCGCCGGCAACCCCTGCGAGCGGGCTCCTCTCGGCGCAGGTGCCTCTTTCCCGGGATTCGGCGGACTGTTTCAGATCCCACTGGAAAGCCAGCCCTGCTGGGTCGAGCGCCGCGTTACCCAGGGCGTCATGCTGCGCCAGAACGGAGTCCGCATCTCCGACAACGCTCTTATCGCCATCTATGCCGGCAACGACGTCGCCACAGCGATCCGCAACAACCCGTACCACTACGCCCCTTCCCGCCCCTCATACCGCGTGAAGCACGTCCGCAAGGCCAAGCGCACGCGGAACTGTGGCTGCTGAGGCTGGCATGAGGCTCAACGATCAGGAATGTCAGGAGCTGATCGCGGCGGCGGAAGACCGCCGCGCAGCCGCTACCGATCCGAAGGCGCGCGGACACCTGACATCCGCCGTGCGGAAGCTGAAGCAACTCACTGAGAGCCGTCAGCAGCCGAAGGACGCGGCATGGCGGCGGGGTTCAATCCGAACTGGCAAGGGGCACCAATGAGCGCCGACGCGACCAAGATCGCCGAACATATCCGGGGCCGGATCGCAAAGAGCGGCCTCGATTCACCGTCGATCAATATCACGCGGGACGGATGGGCGTTGATCCTGGCACTCCTCGACAGGAAGCAGATCAGCCTCGACGCGGCCGCGACGCTCGAATACGCCGCCCGCGGCTATCCCAACCATATCACCGCAGAGAACTTCGAGCAGGTCGCAGAGCTTCGAGAGCGCGGCCTCATCTGCCTCTGCCATATCCCCTATGAAGGCCCAGGCTTCTACATCACGGACGCCGGCCGCGAATTCCTCAAGCAGAGGGCCAAGCCATGGCCGATAGCCCCAACCCCACCGTTTATGTGTTGATCGCGCGCTGGCAGGACGGCAGCGGCGAGGCCGAGGTCATCGGGGTCTACTGGAGCCGCGCCAGGGCGCAGGCGGTGATCGATTTGATCGAGAAGGCATCGCCGAGCAAGCAACTGATCATCCTTGAAGGGGAACTCAACCAGTCATGAGCGACAAACCGATCATCTTCTCCGCGCCGATGGTCCAGGCGCTGCTCGCCGGCCGGAAGACCCAGACCAGGCGCATTCTCCAGTACCCGCCGATCGAAGGCCTCATTTGGAGCCCGCGAACGGGCATTCCGTACCGGATCGACGATTTCGGCGTCATCAAGTACGCGCCGTTCCCGTATCAGGTCGGCGATCGCCTCTGGGTGCGCGAGAACTGCCGCGCGTCCGAGTGTCTGGGCAGCGAGGACATGGTCGTCTATCCGGCCACCCAGACGGCGATCGCGATCCAGAACAACCGCGATGCTGCTGATCGGTGGCTGGCGCTCTACTCCTACGGCCAGAAGGCGACGAGAGGGCATGTCGTCCCTTCGATCCACATGCCCCGCTGGGCCTCGCGCATGACCCTGGTCGTCACCGGCGTGAAGATCGAGCGTCTCCGCGACATCTCGGAGGAGGATTCGCGGGCCGAAGGCGTCATCGAGGACGATGGTGACATGCCCGGGATCTGGTACGTTCCCGGCGCGCGTCTCCCGCGCCATGGATCGACGGCCTATGAGGCTTTCATGATGCTCTGGCAGTCGATCAACGGTCGCGAGCCAGCCAATCCATGGGTCGTGGCTGTCTCCTTCGATGTCGTGAAGGCGAACATAGACGCGATCGGGGCGCAGCCATGATCCGCGAGCGCGCTGGCGACGTCTGTCCTCCGCCGGAAAAGCGTGGCCTCCAGGAGCCCGAGGCGGCAGCCTACGTGGGCGTCGGGCTAACCCTTTTTCGTGAGATGGTGACCGACGGTCGGATGCCTCATCCAAAGCGTATCAACAGGCGGGTCGTTTGGGACCGCCGCAAACTCGACCTCTACTTTGATCGCCTGCCTGATGATGGCGATAATGACCGTGAGGCCGGGGACATCGATTGGGAGTTCCAGGCGTGAACCCTGAGGGCCAGGTGCCAAGACGTCTGCCAAAGTACTGTTGGGAAGAACCTGACCGGCACGGAAACATTAGGATCTACTTCCGGCGCCGAAAGGGCGACCCGAAGGTCCGCCTTCATGGCATTCCATGGACGCCTGATTTCATGGAGCCCTACGAGCGGGCGCTGAAGGGCGCCCCGGAGCCGGTGGCTCCTACTGAGCCTGGGAAGTGGCAACCGAGCACCAGAGGCACTTGGCGCTGGCTATGCGAGCAGTACCTCCTGTCGGCCGAATTCAAACGCCTGGACGACCGCACGCGCCACGTCCGCCGTCAGATCCTCGAAGCGACATATGACGAACCTATCAAGCCGGGCGCCGAAGTGACATTCGCCGTATGTCCGCTTTCCAAGTTTTCGCCCCAGGCAGTACGTGCACTGCGGGATCGGAAGGTTGACACTCCGGAGGCGGCAAACGGTCGCGTGAAGGCGATCAGGCAAGTGTTCGTCTACGGGATCATGGCTGAGCACGTGAAGGCAAACCCTGCTCGGGACGTGCCCTACTTCAAGTCGGCATCCGAGGGGCACCATACGTGGACCACAGAGGAAGTCCTAAAGTTCCGGGAGAGACACCCTGTAGGTTCGAAGGCGTGGCTCGCCCTGGCGCTCTTGCTCTTCATCGGCGGCCGACGTGCCGACATCCCCGCCTTTGGCCGGCAGCACATCTCTGAGATCCGGCACCCTGATGGCTCGGTCGAGCGCTGGCTCCGCTATACACAGAACAAAAACCGGAACCGCAATCCGGTGACGCTCGAGCTCCCCGTACTGCCAGCGCTGTGGGCCACCCTCGAGCAGACATTACCGGTGTGGGAGAATCTCACCTTCCTCGTGACCGAGTTCGGCAAGCCCTTCACGGCAAACGGATTCGGCAACTGGTTCCGAAAGAGGTGTCGAGAGGCCGGACTATCGCACTGCTCGGCGCACGGCCTCAGAAAGGCCGGCGCTACGCTGGCTGCCGAGAATGGCGCGAGCGAGTTTGAGTTGATGGCGATTTTCGGCTGGAAGAGTTCGAAGCAGGCGTCGCTTTACACAAGGAAGGCGCGTCAAAAGCGTCTCGCAGGCAGCGCAATGCGCTTGATCGACCTCGGCGAAACTGGGAACGAACGACCCCCACTTTTGACATCGAAGTGATCCCGGTGGGGATTTTCGAGAGAAAAGCGCAATGATTTCAATGGGCTTTTAGAGATATGGTGCCCAGGGGCGGAATTGCCCGCGCAAGCATTATCAAACACTTACGGGAGCCCCGGGGGCATATCCCAGTCGCTGAACTCATAGACTTTTCGGAAATGCTCCCCACCAAGATCGAGAAGCCTTGGTCCCCAGCCCCCCGGTATCCACCGAAATTACCCCCAGAATTAACAGATGCCGGCCGATCCGGGGGGCCGTCCCTGAATTCCCATTTTTTTATCTCGGCAACCGTGCACCGAATCAGCCCCTCTCTCCTGCGCACGGAGGGGGCTAACGCTCTTTTCACGGCTCCCCGCTACACCCTCCCCATGACCTACGACACTGACACCACTGCCATCTCCGAGCTCACCGGCCGGCCCGTTAGCACCTGGTCTGAGGAATGGCGGATCGAATGCGAGGCTCGCACTCTGCTCGCCATGTCTAAGGAGGCTCGAGACGTCTTCTTCAATGGCCGGAAGGATGCCGATGGCAGGACGATCGACAGGGGCGTGATCGGCCTACGGGGCATCAAGGCTGCTGAGGAGATCCGGGCCACCATGCAGAAGCTTGAGGACGCCCGCGCTCGCCGGCGCTAGCCCTCTCGAAGCTGATAATGCTCCGGCCTGGTCGAGAGGTAATGCCGATAGCAGGCAATGACCTTCCGACCGGCCTCGACCTTATCAGCCTCGGTCCCGTTCGTCGGTGGGCCATAGGCCGGCCCTGATAGGGCAACCGTCATGGACCATTGCCAGAGGCCTGACTGAAGCCCGCCCTTGATCTGATGGACGTTCCCGATCGTCTCGTCTCCCTCCACCATGTGGAATCGGGGGAAGCGCACGGCCGGATCGAACGCCATCCAGTCCGTGCTGTCATATCTCGCGTCGGGATAGACCTCAGCCGTCTTCTTCCAATAGATGCCCATGCTCGCGCTTTACCACCACAGCGGTACCGGCGGGGAGTCCCGCTCCCTAAAACGCAAAAAGGGTCCCCTAAGCCGGAGCTCAGGGGGCCAAGTTTAGGGAGGAAACGCCCTTTTCGGGCTCTCCCCCGCCGACGCCAATCGACGAGGAAGCTCTAGATTGGTGGAACGTTGAGGACTGGTATCTCCTGCCAGATGGTCCACAGACCGTGACGGAGGGCGTAATTCGCCGACCCTCTGATGGTCAGGTTCGGTACATTCTCCAGCTCCTGCGGGATCTTGGCGCAGAGCTCGTTTGAGCCCGGGCCAAGTGTGGCGGTCCGGATATCGCGGATCACTTCACCGTCTCTCCTCCTGGATACGACGGCCGGATACTCCACGGCCGTCCCGTCGATGACCAGGGCCCAGGCAATCACGGTCGGCTGGGCATACCGTTCCTTATGCCAAGAGTAGCGCCAACAGACCCTGGCCGGCTCCCGTTGCGTCACCTCTACCTTCTGGTCCGTAAGGACGGGGGCGAAGTGGGCCTCAAGGATGGGGCTGACGTAATAGAACAGCGCCATGCCGAAGAGCCCCATGAAGAGCCACACGACCGCACCGGCCAGGAGTTTGCGCTTGGTCATTTGCCACCCGACATTTTGAACCAGATGAGGGTGCAGACACCCATGACGAACAGGCCGACCATCGAGAGGAAGCCCTGCTTGACCATGGCTTCCTTGATCTCGCGCCAGGAGCGCAGGGCATCGAGGTCCTTGCGGAGAACGCCAACCTCATCCGGGTCGACGCCGATCCGCTCGAGAAAGCGGTCGATAGCTTTATCTACGGCCGCCTCAGCTGCAGTGATCGCCGCAGTCTTGGCCAGCTGTGCAACCTCATCACGGCTCGGCGCTCTAGCCAGAACCTGTTCGGCCGCGCGATCGGCGGCCAACTTCGCGATGTTCTCCAATTCTCTAATCGGGATGATCGCCGGCGGGCTGGTGCCCAGATCGGGAATATCCACCATATAGCTCAGCCCCCCATAACTCTACGCGACGTCATTCCCAGCAGCCCTGAGTGCGTCCAAAGGTGTTGTGAGCGGCCGTCTGCTCTGCAAAAGGCCGATCCTTGGCGATGATGAATTGGCGGGTCTCTGCTGATGGCGAGAGCCTTTCCCAACCGTCACAAGCATTGGCCGGTGGCGTCGTCTGGCACGCCGCCAAGAGCAGTGCACAGCTCGCGATCATCAAGATTGCGAATGGCTTCATTGGTGTCTCTCCTTTCCCGGAGCATCTCGACAGATTTTTGAAGGGTTCTGGCCTGCCACTCGGCGTCCATGCTGGCGCGGCCGTACTGGTAGGCGCCGACGATGACGGCGAGAGCGGCGACCGCACCAAGGATGGGCCATGTCATCAGGGGCTTGAGGAAGGCGATCATGCTGCCGCCACCCCTCGGGTGGTATTCGCGCGATACCAGCCGTACCCAGCCCAGGCGATGCCGGCGAGAGCGAGAGTGACGGAGCCGAATGTCAGGGTGGCATAGATCGTATCGATCATGCCGATGGTGCCGGTGACCACCTCGAGCTGGTCCTTGGCACTGTCGACGACCTCCTTCGCAGCCTGCAGGCCGCCGCCACCGAAGAGCGTAAGGGCGAGACCCTGCTTGCCCTGCGGCGTGGCGGTCAGAGACTCGGCCGGGCTAGGCACGCCCGGCTGCTCGTCGGGGTCGACCTTGTAGGCCTCAAGGGCCTGCCAGGTCTTCGGACCTACTAGGCCATCGACCTCCAAACCGGCATCTTCCTGGAAGGCCTCAAGGGCACGCTTGGTGGCCGGCCCGAAGTCGCCGTCCACATCGACGGTGTATCCACCTCTGCGCAACAGGGACTGAAGCTCGCGGACCTTGGCGCCCTCCGTGCCGAGGCGCACCATGCCGGACGCCTTGGCTGCTTTCGCCTGGTCCGTGGTGCCGGCTGTCGACCCCGCAATGGTCCTAGCGAAGGTCTTCGCCGCCGCAGCCATGTTCGTGTCGTACGAATATTTCCGGTAGTTGGGACCGTTGTAGCCACGGGCAAAGCCTGCAAAGTCACCGCGCCGGAGCTCGTCGAGCAAGCCAAAGGTCTGGCAGTACCGGAGCATCAGCTCGATCTGCCCCTCAACACCGTCCCTGGCCTCAGCCATCAGTTCCGCCGGCGAGGCGTATCCGAGCTTGTCCCAATGGGCGCCCATCACTTGGCCGACGCCGAAGCTGACGCTCTCGATCGCCGCGTTCAGATCAATGCCGCAGGCGGGCAGAAACAGTTGGTCCCACCTGGCCTGCTGAGAGGATGGGTTCTTGACGCCGCCAGCTTTAGGATCGGCCAAGCCTTTGGCCCTGGCCGTAGCCCGCGTCTTGGGGTCAAGCCGCTTGTCGAAGTAGTGTCCTTCCCACCGGATGAGCGGCTCCTTGATCGGGATGCCGTCATGTTTGATCGTGGCGAAGATCTGGCCGTTGCTCTCGACCTGGATGACGGCCAGGAGGTTGGCGAGCGGGACGTCATACTTCGTCGCCGCCTTGCGGGCGGCTTGGATGGTCATCTGGTCCATGTGATTGTCCATGAAAAAGCCCGCACTGAGGCGGGCTGGGCGGAGAGCGGAAGGCACCAAGGTCTAGATTGCGGACAGGATGACGCGGTTGACCCGGGCGGGTCCTCCGTTTACGAATGCTGTGTGGCCGCAAGGTCGCCAAACGCCCTGGCTGAGCGCTCCGCACGACCGCTCGCCGGGGCGTTCTGTTTCGTGGGTTACGAAATCCCACTCACCGGCAACACAATGTAGGGAAGAGATCAGTCGGTCGAGGGCTCGCGAAGCCGACGCGCCCAATTCATGCTCTGATCGACCTCAGACGCCGAGAACCCAAAGACATCCTTCAATGCCATGAGTTCACTTCGATATACGTAGTTAGCATATTCGAACCGTTCCCATGCAATTAAGCCAATCTCAGCACCGCTGTCTCGCGCAGCAGCAACTCTCGCCTGCACGTCAACGAAGCGTCCATTTTTGATCAACCCAATGCGCCAGTCGGAGAGCGTCTCTTGCTCCGATGTCCCGGGGTGCGAAGAGGGAGGATCGTAGTCAACGACAGCGCCATCCTGCCATCTCCGCCGGCCAGCATTATTGATGAACTCGCGCCATTGGTCATCTGAAATCGGAACAGCATCTGGTGGAACACCATCTGGGTACTCAATATCATCTGCATAAAACGCTGATGGCAGCCCTTCATCATTGGTAACAAGAAACTTCATGTCAGTATCCTACGGCAAACCAGTAGGCGGATGTGGCAAGCACGCCGACAGCGCCACCATTGGTGGCGTAGCGATATTGAAGAGAGCATCCAGTCGTCGTGGCGGCAGAACCAGCGAACACTGCGACGAGTTGCGTCCCTGCAGCATTAGCGATGGCAACCGGGAGAAAGAGCTGGCATGCGACTGGGAATGCGATTGGGAACGTCACAGTCTGGTTGCTACCGTCCGGGCTGCTCCGGGATCCCCATTGAAGAATGACGCCCCCAGGTAGCTGCTGATAGCCAGCAGCGGCCTTAGAGCTCGCAAATCCCAACATCGTCATGACTTGGGCAACGGTCAGGTCGATCGGATCGGCGGATGCCCCCCCGTTGTTACCCTTGATTGTCGATGCTGCCATATCGGCCAGCTTCGCATTCGCGACCGCATTGTCTGCTATGCCGGCCGTCACAACCGTCCCGAATCCGAGCGTTGTGCCGGAGCGACGGAGCACTTGGCCGTCTGCAGAAGCGACGATATCAGCTAGCACTCCTGTTGAGTTTGAGGCTCGACCGGGTGTCGATAGCGCCGCCACAGTCTGCATTTTGGCATAGGTGATAGCGGCATCAGCGACCCCCGCTGTAGCGAGTGTCCCGAACCCGAGAGTTGTCCCAGACCGCCTCAGAATATGGCCATCTGTTCCAGCGGCAATGTCAGCAGGATCGCCTATACTATTTGCGGCCCTTCCAATCACAGACAGGGCCGCGCTGTCTCGCAGGACAGTATTCGTCACGGCATGTGCGTCAATATCAGCAGATGCAACAGTACTTTTCGTCGCAAGCCCACCGAGCCCTAGCGTTGTACGAGCAGATGGCGCGTCTAAATCATTGATCAGTGAGAGCCCGAAGGTCGAAACCTCAGAGCGATCTAGCTTCGCCTTGACCTCCGCAGCAATGCGCGTTGCCAAGTCGTTGATCTTGTCGATCAGTGCCATTACACAAGGCCCGCCTCAAAGGTCGCGACGAAGTTTGTGCCTGTATCACCCACATCGGCAGTGTTGGCTTTGAGATTTAGAGCTGTCTGCTGAGCAGTGCTGATAGGCTTGTTTGCATCGGACGTATTGTCGACGTTCCCGAGCCCGACATCTGCTTTGGTGACAGGGGACCATGCAGGTGCGCCTCCGGCCGACCCTGCCGACTTCAAGAATTCGTTAACGTCACCCGCAGCAGTGGCCGGGACGTGGCGGTTACCATCGCCGCTCGGATGCGTGTAGTTATTCGCACCGGTCGCAATTCCATCCAACTTGTTCTTGTCTGAAGCAGACAGGAATCCTGCTGCCGCGCCTGTTGCGGCGTCATGGGTATGATTGTCCGCAGCTGCACCGATATTAGTTCTAGCCTGACCCTTCTCGCCAGACGTAAAGGTTTGCGTATCGACGGACACCCGACGCCCGAGGGCCGTCGTTACAGTCGAGGCGAAGTTGGCATCATCACCGAGAGCATTCGCCAACTCCTCTAAGGTATCGAGGGCACCGGGAGAGCCATTGACGACAGCCGCCGCAGCGGCACTGATCTCAGACGCGATCTTGCTGGATGACCAAGTGCTACCCGAACCTGTTGCCGCATCATTGATCCCGGCAGCCCCGCCAGCTGCGGCATCCAGCCCGGCCTTGAGTTCATTAATGGCAGCAACAAGGTTCGTCTTGGCCGTGGTTGTCAGGCCGTTGAGATTGGCTTGATTGCCATTCAGCAACGTGCGGACGCTCTTGATCTCTGTGGCGACTCTGGTCGCCAGATCCTGAAGATTGGTTGCGAGGCTCATGGCTACACCAGCTGGTTTTCAAAGAGAAGGGTAAGGTTCGGGATGTCGGGCTCTGCGCTACCGCTTCCAGGCACACCGGGTGGCCCCTGCGGACCCGGAACCTCGACTACGGTGGTGGTCAGATCACCGAAAAGCACGAGGGATTGAATGCTTTCATGTTCGATGACAACCGTATGCCCAGGGGGTTGGACGATAGCAGAGGCGGTCATGGTCAGGCTCCCGCAACCAACGTCGCCGGAATGCGGGCAATCCATTCGGTCGGCTCAGACCCATCCGTCGAGCGATAGACGTCTCCGATGAGAGCAACAGGGGCGAGTGGAGACAGGTCTTCCCGCCCGGCAGCCGCAACGACCACAGCCACCCTGCCCTGCAGCGGCGTCGTAATCGTGACCCCGCTCTCGGTCGTCGCCTGCCCTGCGACCGTTCCGTCCGGAGCCATGAAGGTCACACGCAATCGCGAACCAGTCAGGATGATCGGCGTCTCGGCCTTGGTGATCGGATCCGTCTGCAAGAACTGGGCATAGAAGCGCCAGTCCGCCTTCGAATTGAAAGTCGGGACCTTCATAGGGGCTCCGGGGCATGAAAAAGCCGCTCCGAAGAGTGGCGCGGCATCGGTCAATTACTCGAATGCTATTCCGGCTCCTGCCCCGCCAGCACTGCGGCCATCCTTCCTGAAGTGATCAGGTTGGCATCGACGAGTGCTTGAAGGCCCGGCCCGGTACGGGGATCGTCAAGATCGATGTACTGAGCGCCCAGAGCCTTGTCATACCAGAGCTTTACTGGCGGCAAGGTCATTGACGCTTCGACAAGCGTCAGCTGCTCGTCCGTGGTGAAGAGTTCCATGAACTCCAGGAAGGTGAACTGCCGCTTGGCAGGAGCCACAGGAGGTTCGGGCTCTGGGGGAGCCGTCCATTCTCCATCCTGCTCGATCCACCCGATCGCTGCTCCTTCAATGAAAGCGAACGTACTGCCTTCATGTGCGCTGAGCTCGTCGCCATCCCAGACCAACTTGCCGCCATCATCGGCGATCTGGGCATCATCCGGAACGAGGATGCCGTTGACGACAACCCCGTTTTCAATGACCTGTGCAACCTTCGCCATCATGCATACTCCCAGATGATCACAATGCCGGCTGCGCCATTGCCGCCGCCGCTTCCTGATGGGTTACCGGCCAGAGAAGACGCGCCAGAGCCGCCGGCACCCGGCGACGTCGCGCCAATGCCGCCAGAGGTGCTGCTGCGGTAGTAGGCTCCTGCACCGAAGTGAGAGGCACCGCCCTCACCACTCAGCGGCGAGCTGGCGAGAATTGCATAGCGTCCTAACCCACCCTGCTCATTAACGAGATTGCCGCCCACTCCTTGGCCACCAACAGCGCCACCAACAATCAATGCGTTGTTGTTGACTGCTGTGTTGGTGCCGAGTGCTCCACCGGTGCCGCCGCCTGCGGTTAGCAAGCTGCCGAACGAGGAAGCACCACCATTGCCGCCAGCAACGCCGACGCCTGCGGCGCCAGCCGCGCCAACGGTGATAGCCTGACCCGCAAACCCGCTTGTCAGATAGCTCGCTGCATATCCGCCTGCCGACCCGCCTCCACCTGCCGCCGCGAAGGAACCCGACGCGGTCGATCCCGCGCCCCCGCCTGCACCGCCGCCGCCTTGGACCTCCACCACTACCGATTTCGTTCCCGCTGTCGGTGTATAGGTGCCGGACGAGGTGAAGATCCGGACGTTGATCAGGCGACCTGGCGCGAGTAAAGGGATTGCTGCCGTCAACTGTGCGAGGTTAGCGTCAGTCGGCGTGAGCCCGGCGGCGACGATCGCTGCAATGATCTCGCGTTGAGGCTGCTCGACCGCCTTGGGCGGCACACGAGAACCCTGAATGCCGGCTCCCAGATTGCGTCCGATATAGCCCGCATTCGGATCTGACGAGCCGGAGGGCGGCTGGTATTTCATCAGGATACTCCAGAGTAATCAAAGATAATTGAAGTGTTGAGGGGAGAGACCCGCCGCAGAATGCATTCAAGATCTGTGGCGATGAGGAAGCCCTCAAGAGGTGTTTCGTCGACGACGCCCTCGTCGGCGTAGAACCAGATGTCACCAAACCCGAGCAGGTGGACAATCCATTCATGATGACCGTTGGCATCGACAACTGTGTCGTCGCCATCGCATTCGGAGACGTCGCAGATAAAATCTGATGGCTCCGTGATGGTGATGTCGTAACCGACTGATGCCGCGAGGCAGACGAAGTAGGCTGGGCTTGCGCCGCCCTGCGCGCCGAAGCGTGCACGCACCGCATTGATACGCCCTTGAACGCCGCTCTCGGGAGACGTGCAAGGGTCCGGCAGTCCGTACTCCGCCTCCCAGTCGTCAAGCGAATAGGTGATAGCAGACGGGAATGCTTGGATGGCAGCTTCAAAGGCTGCCTTGTAGTAATCGGATAGCCAGCCTGCCAGCGCCTTCCAGATTCTCCGCATGCCAGGCGAAGCGCCCGTCCCATCACTGACCTCGTCCGTGCCCCAGATCGGACCACGCGGCGCGACCGCGATGACCTGAGGCAGCAGGACGTCAGCCGAGGGTTCGCTCTCTCGGTCACCCACGGATGGTGGCTGCGCCGGCAGCAGGGCACACGGCCAGCCTTCAGGTATCGCCATGGAGATCTCGTCAGGAAGAGTAAGTGACGACACCGCGAACTGGCATTTCGCCAGCCGTCGTGTACGTCAGGTCAGTGGCTGGGACCGTCAGGGTGTGCTTGGTCTCGCCTGTGGCCCGGGAGACTGCCTCCGAGATCCACGCGCGCCAGAGGATGAAGTTCGTCGAGGGCGTAGCCGGGGCGACCCGATCGGCGAACATGGCGTCGAGCTCTGCCTCCACTGCGGCCCTGATGGCAGGAGTGTCGGGCGATAGGCCTGTGATCGTGATATCCACCGGCTGAGGATCAGGGGCAACCACCGAGACGCGAGCTGTCACCGGGCGCCGGATCGGATCTTCGACATAAGCCTGCACAGCCGCGACGTCCGATGGTGTCGGAATGCCATTAGTCCGATCAGATCGCAGGAAGCTGATCCAGACCTCTCGGCTGTCACCGATAAAGCTGTCGACGAAGACCCGGGTGATCGCACCAGAGCTTTCCTTAGTCCACCGGACCCAGTCGCTCGCCGAACCGCCTTGAGGCGGGTTGCGCTTGCGATCGAGAATGCGCTGGCGAAGGGTCTCGATCGGTTCTGCATCAGCACCACCGCCGAGACCGCCAGCAGACACGGTCGCCGTATCGCCGAGCCCGGTCACGACACCGGTGTCGACCAGGCTCAGCGTCTGAGCCGCATCCGTGTTGCCGGCCGTGCCAGCGTCAATGGCTTCCATTTCCAGGCTGGTGCCGGATCCGGCGCCGATCGCGCTGGTGCGGGTGCGGAAAAGAGCACCATCCGCGCGCCGGAACGTGACCCCGTAAGGCACGACCGTAGATACTGGCACGGTGACCGTGACGAACCCTGTGGCGATCTTTGCCGGGATCCGGGTGATGCCGAGTTCAAAGCCATGACGGACCAGCCAGATCTCGTCGGCCGTGGAGGCAAAGAGCTGGCGGTAGAGAAACTTGAGCCGGAGGTGCCATTCCTTGCCGAGCAGCGCGAGCATCTTGGCCAGGATCGGAAACAGGTTCGGCCACAGATCGATCGTGGCGCCCTCGGTCGCCTCCGAAATGATCAGCCGCGCCCGCTGCGACAGGTCAGAGAGCTTGGGAACGACAAACGTCATTGAATGAGCTTCCAGAGAGGATCGAAGCGAACATTGATGGTGTTGCGGCCGTCACGACCGATGACAGCTACCTCAAGGAGGATGCGGCCCTCGGCCTTCTGCACCGTCGCCTTGACGTCGATGCGCGTGGCGAGGCCCTGGCCGATCAGCGTCTGAAGAGCGCGCCGGGCTTCGTCCTCGACCGCCCTGCCCGTCTCGTCGACCAGCTCGTGCCGCCGGTACAGCCAGAGCTTCGAGCCGAGTTCGGTTTCGCCGCGCGAGGCGTCAATATCGAAGCCATCGCCTGGCCAGCCGCGGGCGTCGCCTACGTGCTCGTGCCGCAGCTCGTCCTGAGAGGCTCGGGCGTCTGTCAGCAGGCAGAGCGCGATCGCCGTAGCGATCGGGTTCTGAGCCTGAAGGCCGGTCCGCTCGTCCAGAACAAAGTCGCCCGTGGTCCCGTCGATGATCACGACATCGGGCGGCAGGACCGTGCGGTCCGCCGTGGATAGCGGTCTGATCGTGAGCATGGATGCCCTTTCAGGAGCACTCGAAGTTCGGCGAGCCGTCGGAGATCACGGCACCGCAGCCACAGACCGAACCGACCCGGGCGGCAGGCTTGCCTTCCACCTCAAGGTTCGGCGAACCGGTGAGGATCGGCGTAACCCCATGGCCGGGGATCGGACAGGAATGAAGATCGTCCACACGGGCGATCAGGATGCCGTCAGCTTCCGTGTTAGACGCCGACGAGATGATGACCCCGCCATGTGTGGAGGTGTCACCTAAACGGGCAACTTTCGGCATCAGGAATTGATCTTCACTTTGCCGCCTTCCATGACGATGGTGGCGCCGTTGCAGACCATCTCGACCTTCTGAGCATGCACGAACCGCATGTTCTGTTGGACGAGCGAAATCATTGATCCAAACGCATCATAGATGATGTGCTCGCCCGGATTTTGCAGACGCGGCCGGTGCTGTGGGTGCTCAAGCCCGAAGGCCAGAACCAGATCCCGGCGCCCTCGCAGCGGTATGCCGATGCCGTGAGACCCGATAGGCGGAATCGCAGAGCGACCGAACTGCTGAACACGATGGACCTTGGTATACTCATCCCCGTTGACGCCGATCACGCTGACCGTCTGTTGTCCGTCACTATCCTGCGTTTCGAGCAGCTGCATGCGGAATGGATCGAACATTACTCGAATTTCCCTTCCTTGGTGCCATACGCCTTATCTGACTTGCCCTTCGGGTTCTTGCCGCCATGACTCCGTGGATCGACAAAGGTCAGTTCTGCGGTAGTGCCCCCGGAAACACTTTGCCGGAACGTGACACTGGAAAGCGTCATGTCCTGGTCGACACGCTCTGAGGGAAGTCGGACCGCCATCAGTCGGCCTGGGTCCCACAGATTTCCAGCCTCATCCCGCCAAGTGCTGGCAGTTACCGTTATCGAGGTCCCCTCGCCTTGCCGACGGAGGCGTTCCCACTGGGCACGATTCTTGAGTTCCTTCTCGGTACCATCGCCTTCCAGGAAGATGATCAGCGGACGATAGCGTCCGACCTCGGGGTCATATTCCTTGACCTCCTGCCGGAGATCCTTGGGGCTCGTGCCAAGGGCCCTCTGCCCTTTGACGATGATATCGCTGTGCTTGCCCTCGGCTGAGAACTTCACGCCATACCGCTTGATCGGAGAGTGTCCCTCGACCAGTGCACCGGCGTGACGCTTGGTTCCGGCCCGGGTGATGAGCACAGACCCGTCCGGCTGGCCAACGAGCAGGAGCCCCTGCTTATAGGCCTCCCTTGCCAGGGTCTGATGCAGTGGTTCCAGCGGATGGCGCTGCACCTTCGGAATGGGCTTCAGCTCGACATCTGCTTTGTAACCGACGTCGAACTCATCAAATTCCCGGGCCACTTCCTCAAGGTTCTTGCCCTCGATGCGGCCCGTTTTGTGTTTGGCCGGTGGGCAATCGATAGCATCGGCCGCCTTCGAGCGGCCGGAGACCCGCACTTCATGTGAAGCCCCCTCCCCGTGGTCAGCCTCATAGTTGTCGATGTAGCCGCGGCACAGAAGGTCGCCATTTGAATAAAGCTCGACCTTCGCCCCTAGCCTCAGTGCCCAGGCGTCCTGATGCCAGGAGGGGTTGGTCGCCTTCAGGCCAAAAGTGATCGCAGCCTGGTTGGTCGACCTCGTGACGTTGACTTCCTCAAAGCCGGACAGCCTCTGGCCGCCTACGACTAGCGTGACGATCTCATCTATCATTGGGCCACGGCTTCCAGGGTGGTGGGCATGAAGAGCGGGGTCGTACAATTATTCCGCTCGACCAACTCCTCAGCCCGTTCCGGATCGCCGTACAAGCGCCAGGCCAGCACCGTGGACGGGAAAGACCGCATGGCATCGACCAGCACCACCGGCTTCAGATCCAGGGCGCCACGTCCAAGATAATCGATGGCTTGCCGCACAGCGTCCGAGGCCGCCCGCCAGATATCCTCACCGCCATAGTCGGCGACGCGCTCGAGCGAGGCATCGGCCAGATCCGAAAGCCGCCCGGTGGCGGCCTGCGCCGACGGCCGGTCCATGTAGGATCGCTCAGCCACCGCCACGGCCACCTCAGCCAGGACGGCTGCCTCAACACAGGCGACCGAAGCGCGGGCGAAATCGGACGCCAAGTTCACCGCCGGTGAGGTCGTCGCGGGGATGGCATCGACCAGAAGCGGCAGAGCGGCAGTGCCCCGGCCCTCTACCTCAGCAGGATCGCCGTTGCTGCCGAGATCCCGGATCACATCGCAGAGATCGCCGACTGCATTGGCGATCGTGGTCACCAGGACAGCTCCGACGAGGCTGGCACGGGTGCGGGCGATGCGGGCGCCGAGATCAGCAGCCACGTCCGCGTCCAGCGTCAGGCCTGCCCGGAGGCTTTCAACCTGATCACAGAGGCTCTGCACCACGCCAGCGGCGATCGATACCCGCTCCGTCATGGTCTGAAGCCTCCGAGGAAGGTACGGGCTGCCCCGGCAATCGTGCCGGCAGCCGTGGCCGCCAACCGATTACCAAGCGGCAGGCTCGGGAAGAGCGACACGCCACCCGCCTCCACCGCCTCGAATTGGATCCCGAAGTAACCCAGCTTGGAGCGCTCGTGGTTCGTCCCGATGTCGCCTGAGATCATCACAGAGATCGGGCCAACCATCGGCAACACCAGCATGCCAGCACCGGGCGACGTGAGAGCCGCGATGAGCGCCTGACCATGAATATCAGCAAGGTCATTGGCGACATAGGCATTCACGCGGTAGCGCGTCGCCTTCCGCCCCATGTCCTCGGCCCAGACCTCTTCGGACCGGACATGCTCGTGAACGACGATGTTCCGGCCAGCCGAAACTCCCTCGCTCTCGACATAGAATGGTACCCCCCGAAACGATGCAGCACGGAGAGTGTCAATCCAATTACGCATAGCTTACCGACCCGAAGGGTTGAATGACCTGGTGCTGTCCATGGGAGCGTTCGTCCCGACCCTTGCTTGGATCGGGCCGGTCGCTTTCACCGCCATCGAAGTCACTCGAGATATGAAATCAGGCGTCGGCTCCGTACGGACAACGACCGACGCCTGAATGGTTCCGGTCAGTTCTGCTGTAATCTTCCCGGATAGATCCGCGGCGGTGAGCGCCGGAGCAACCAACGGGGGAGCCTCGCGGGTCATGTCGCCCGCATAGTATGGATAGTTGCCAGACGGTCCGGCCGCCTGCCGAAGCTGACGCCGGTTCCGGTTGAACGCTGCATCGAAGTTCGGATCCGACTTGAACGTCAGCGGCCTGTTGGCATTCTCCTTGACCCAAGGATCATTCGGCCCCGAGTTAAAGAGCGGCTTGTCCGGGATCCAGTTCCCTGCCCCAGGTCCAAACATCGCCTCCATGCGCCCCTTCATCCAGGCCCGCTTCGTGGCGTCGTCTTCTTTCAGGTTGAGCGCGTTGTCGTTGAGCTTCTTCTCGACCGCCTTGACGGCGTCTTCGCCCGTCGCAGGGAAGAAAAACGAATACCAATCTCGGATTTGATCCAAGGTCTTGAGGAGGTACTGAGCCTGCTCTTTGGCTTGGACAAAGGCTTGCCCCATCTTATCGCCAGCATCTTCGCCGGACGCGCTTGTGAGGTCCGTGAATTTTTTGCCCAAATCCTCCATCGCAGCGCCGAGGCTGTCATAACCGAGACCCTGTGCGAATCCTTTGGCCCGGGCCTGGAACTCAGAAGACCAGTCATTGAAGGCTGTCTCACCACGTTCCATGCGCTGGATGAACGTGATCAAGCCTTCCGCGCCCTTATTGATGTGCGGCAGTAGACCTTCACCGATCGAGATTCCGAGGATCTTGGCATTGGTGCCTAGGCGACGGAGTGCAGCGTCGGTTGTCTGCGCCCGCTGACTGAAGGTCTTGGACACGGAGTTCGCGTAGTTCTCTTCCTTTGCGACGAGCTCGAGCTGGCGCCGGTATTCCTTGGCAGAGCCTGCAAGCCGAGCAATGTCGTCAGAATATTCCATCCCGGCGAAATCGAGCAGCTTCCCGATCCGATCCTTCTCGGGGATTTTCTCGATCGCTTCGAGGAACATGAGGATTGCACCCTGTGCATCCTTCCTCATGAGCTTGTCGAACTTTTTGACGTCGAGACCGAGACCACGGAAGGCCTTCTGGACCTTAGGCGAGGCCTTGCTGACCGTGCCCAGCTTCGTGAACAGCGCATTGGCGCCGGTCGCGGCAACCTCTTCGCTCATACCAAGAGAAAGGAACGTTGACCCCAGCGCGGCAGTCTGGGTGCCGAGCAGGCCAAACATCTTCGCCTGGCCGCCAGTCCGCTGAAGGAAGCCGAGGATGTCGGATTCACCGGAGACCGACGCATCGGCCAGGGCATTGACCGCATCCGCCAACTTCCGGGCATCGCTCTGCGTCAGCTGCAAGACGTTCCGCGTCTTGGCCATAGCTGTGGCCGCAGCCTCCTCGGTCATATCAAAGGCAACAGCTACTTCAGCGGTGTCGCGGGCGAACTGCTTCAGATCCCCACGAGCGACGCCCAACTGCCCACCCCGAGCGAATGCGGCTGCAATCGCCTCAGGGCTTGCCCCGCTTTCGATCTCCCGTGAAAGGTCGAGGATCTCCTGCCGGAGGTTCCTGAAGTCCATCTCGTCCGTGGTTGTGACGTACTTGCGCACGTCGGCCAGGGACGTCTCGAAATCCTTCGCGGCATTGGCGCTGGCGATCAGGCCCGAACCTAGAGCCGCGACGCCCGCGCCGCCGGCCACGACAGCCAGCCCGCCGGCAAAAGCCGTGATGGCACGATCAGCCCGGACCAGCTGGGTGGCTAGCATGCCCGGCCCGCGGCTCAGATCTCCGGTTCGAGCGAACACTCCCGAAGCGCGCTCAACCCCTTTAAGGGACCGCTCAAGCAACTTTGCCTTAGCAGCGGCCGAGGCAAAGCCCGGCCCGGTCGCATCTCTAGCCGAGATGACCGCTTCCGCTCGAATTGTTCGGGTCATTTGCGCTTACTGTGCTCGATCTCGCGGACGCGCCACCTGATCAGACCGTCAAGCGTCATCGCCTCGATCTCGCCAAAGGGGCGGCCAAGCCGAAAGACGAAGTGATCAGCAATCAGATCGTAGGTTCGCCCGCTGTGCGAAAAAAACTCTTGATCACGTCCCGGATCGCGATGGCGTCGGCGAGCGAGGCCTTCTCCAGGACGAGAGGGGTCGCGTCCGCCAGCGCCGCCACATACTCGCGGATGACTTCCATTGATTCCATAGGAACAGCCGACCCCTGGCCGTAGATCAGGACTGTCGGATCTCCGAGTTGCATGAAGAGCCCGTAGGTTGGAGGCTTGATAGTCACCTGAGTGATGGGGCCGCTGTGCCCTACCAAGGGTGCGTCCAGACGGATGCTCTTGCTTCCATCCGGGTTTACGGTGATTTTATTCGCCTTCGGCTCAGTCATGTGTCTTTCCAGAGGTCTGTATGAAACGATATCTCGCCGTCGCCATCGGGGCCGCTAGCATCATGCTCATGGGATTCACGTTCGAAGAGGCCGCTCAAGCTCTCAATGGGGAGTGGCAGGGCCGTGCGGTGGCAGTCGCGTTATCCCTGAATCTTTCCGGGAACACCGGGACTTATGTCGACGGGGGCATGAAGATCTCAGGACCTCTGAGCTTTAAAGGCATCACGGGCCAGAGCATTGAGTTCTCGATAGGGTCAAAGTCTTTCGTTGCGCACGTCTTGCCTAACGGCGGACTAGAGCTGTCAGAGGCTGGCAAGCGCGGTTCGCTTACTATGGTCCGGACAAAATGAGCCCCGTGCTTTTGGGGGCGCCTCTCCGCCAAAAACTCTGCATCCACGCACAGCTGCATGTGTGATTTATTGAATTCCCATATCTCGACGAGGGGGCTTATGACGATGATAGAGCAGGTCCGGCAAAAACTCTCAGAAGCAATGCAAACCGGCGAGGTCTTACGTATTCTGTATCACGGCGGTAGCAATCCGGGAGCGATGAGAGAGATTATACCACTCCAATTGTCGGTCGATAAGGTAAGAGCTCGATGCTATACTTCTAGAGCCGTCAAAGAATTTGTCCTATCCAAGATTGAGCTCCGGGATTTTTCGACCGATAAAGAGGATACTAAAATCCGATGGGATTTGGGGATGGCCAACCCGATCCTTACACTGCAAACTGTATCGGAAGTACACAGCCAGCTCATGACCCATTTAGCTTCCGCTGGCTGGCACGTAACTCTTTCTGAAGAGGAGAACCTTCATCAACTTGGCCTGCATCGCCTATTGAAGAACGGAAAACCAAAGAAACATCCCGATGTTGCATTAGCCTATAAACCGTTGGCTTATGAATATGCATTTTCCGGGAACGAATTCGTTCCGGTCAGCTCTCGTCCGAACACTCGCCCTTGGAGTGTCCAAGCGACAGGAGCGAACTATGGTGGCCCTTGGTCCAAACCTGACAAAGCAATTGCGAAGTTTATGGAGGCTTCAGGCTTGGTAGCCGCCCCATAGACTGCGATACATAAAGTGGTGGGCTCGGCACGTGACGTTCGGTGGACAATCTTCCCCAGGCCGAGCCCACTTTCCTCTTACGAGGATCCAGATACCTTCCTCCATTGAGACCATAGGTCTCTCAGAAAGCGCTTCTCTAAATATCTTTGCGCTCGGTTATGGGCGTGAGCCTTAGTTTCGACCCGCCCCGCCTCATAGACCTTCCGGGCATCGTAGGCCGCTTTGAGCGGCCCTCCGGCCTTGATGATACAGGCCCCTAAATTCCACATTACTGAACGACGGGCTGGGTTGTAGCCGTGATCTAAAGCTTCAACCCCGCCGACCTTTCTCTGCCGCCCTCCATCAGGCATCACGGCAAGCCCCATTCTTTTCCAGAGCTTCGCGGGATTGGGGTAGCAAGCTAGGTCCCCGGCCTCCCCTACGATCGCAGCCAAGGATAGCAATCCCACGCCGCGGACGCTCTCGACCCAAGGACCTACTGGCAGTTCCTTCGCCAGCTTGGTCAGACGCCTTTCGACTGCCTTACGGTGCCGTTCGATCCCGTCACGCCCTTCGATCAAAGGCAGCATCGCAGCCAGAGCAACCTCAGCCGTGGGGTGCGTACCCTTACCGAGGGCAGCACCGTAGATCACGTCGGCGATCTTCTTGTCTCCGCCTTCAGCAAGACGCCGGCATAGGGCCTTTGCCTGAAGGGTTAGGGACTTCTCCGCACGGTGCCAAGCCTGACGGCGGCGCCACTGCTCGCGGATCTCGTCGATTGTGTTGGCGAGGACAGCAACATGCCCGTGGGGAACATTGTTGAAATGGCCGCCCTCGCCTTCGGAGTTTCCTCCGATCTCTAAATTGGGTGCGGTAGGCGACGATGCTCCTATGGGGCGCACGAATGACTTGGCCGCTCTACCGCGCTCGGGCACACCGAGCTTCTCGAAATTATCCATTGCGGGCCTCCTCTTGGAGCTCACGCAATCTTTCATCGGTCAGCACATCGCCAACCGTTTGATCTCCTGGCACTGACTGAGCGATGAGACGCAGCCAACGCCCTTTCGTCGCCATGTCGCCAGCCTGCCGCTCGTAGAACTCTGCGGCAGATGCAATCTCTTCTCTAGACGCCTCTCCGAGGCGCTTGCCGCCCGGAAGCGGGAACATCAGTAAAGTTCCAGCGGCGAGCTGCACGACACGGTGCGCTCCCGTCACCTTGCTCTTAACCAGCTTCTCAGCTGGGGGAGCCCAGACACGTCGCCGTTGGACATGGCACTGCTTCCGTACCGCATCGTAGCAGGCCTGAGAGATCAGCGGGTCAGTCAGAGCGTCCCGCAGGTCTCGCTCTTGGCGTACAGCCGTTTCAAGGATCCGGACAGCCTCTCGAACATCGCCATCTGCCTTCAGATACGCTGTCTTGGCAGCCTCGGCCACGAGATCGCGCTCGGTCGCCTGAGTAGCAGTATTGCTCTTAGCCATGACGCACCTCCGTCGTGTGGAGGGCGGCGATTTCTTCAGCGACCTTCAGGGCCAATGCTTGGTCACGCATCGACGCGGCAACCCTTGCTTTGACGGCCACACCAGCGAATGAGGCAATTCTGGCAGACTCAATGGCTTCGACAACCTTCTCCCTCTGTTCGTAGAGCCTGCCTACGAGACGCATTTTTTCTGGAAGGCCAACCTCGGCCTCGACGCGGTTCACTTCACCTAGCCAAGTATCGAAAGCCGCAACGATTTCTCTTGCCCTCGCGCAGGCCTTCGAGCGCTGACTGGCGTTAGAGCTGTCGAATCCACGGAAGGATCGAAGCCAGATCACGTCTTCCGCGCTGTAAAACTTATCACCCGCGGCCATTCCAAAGAAGAGATCCCAATCGGATGGCCGCCGCCGGAGGCTGCCCGGCCTCTCCGGAAGTTTCTCTTCCACCAGAGCGAACAGACGGTTCTCTTCTGCCGATGCAGAATCATGCTGGGCATGGATCTCGTCGAAGCGCTGTCCGAGCGAGACTAGATCGGTATCGTTTCGTGCGGCCTGGGCCGGTAGTCCGGTTGATACAATGCCGGCTGCCATTATTGCAGGTGCTGCCGCTACCAAAAACCCGCGGCGTGAGGTACATAGTTCTTCAGCCAGAGACATGGGTCGCTCCATGTTGAGGGTCAGGCCGCGGTCGGTGTTGGAAGCACCCATCGCGGCCGTTGCATTTTCTAGCAACGTTGGTAATCTGTACCAACGTTGTGAACGATACGCAAGCGCAAAGTTGGTTCTATGTCGCAATCTTTAGCTGATGGTCACCAAATCCGCATGGCACGAGCAGGGATCGGATTAAGTGTGCGGGAACTGGCTGAAGCTGCGAGTGTGGCCCCGAACACCATATCCCGAATAGAATCCGGGCAGCCCGCGATTACGTCGACCTTACGTGCCCTTCAGGCTGCTCTCGAAGAGCGTGGGGCAATCTTCCAGGAAGATGGCAGCGTACGCTTGACCAAAGAGGCTACAGCGCGTCGGCAGGCTAAGCGCTCCGACGCCGAGGGCTAATGTACCTGGTAGCTGTCGGTCTCAATCGTCAGACCCGTCACCTCGCCAGTCGAAGTGTTTATTTCTGGCTCTCCCGCCCACCGTGCCCGCGAGAAAAAGTGCTGGCGGTTCCCGGCATCCGTTTCGACAAAAGTTACATCGAGGCTCTGCAACATCATCGACTCGTCCCACTTGAGGTCGATCCCTCGATCGAACGAGAGGGACGCTGAGGCCAGCTTTGGCTCGACATAGCTGAAGCCAGTGCCGTCCATGTTCGCGCCGTTCGTACGGGTCGCGCGCGCAGGCTTGATCGTCGCCTCGCCTCGACCTGAATAGACCCGGCCATTGATGGTGATTTCGATTCTTCCGCCCTTGCTATCCACGGCAGAGATCCTTTCGCTAGAGGGTCAAGCCGCTCACTGAAGAGCGGCGATTTGGTCATTGAGCTCAGGGAAAACGGTGATGTTTCCGGCGAAGACCCGGAGCTGGTTGGCGACGTCGAAGGGAATGTAGGCGTTGACCCGGTTCGGATCGGCCGAGCGCTCGACGATCAGGAACTGAGCGAACAGATCCTTCTTCTCAGCCAGTCCATAGTCAGCGAGATCGCTGTAGGCATGGATCAGAGTTCCGCGGATCTGGAAGACCGTCACGACACCCTGCATAGCCCTCGGGTTTTCGTCCTTCAGCACATGGCGCGGATAGGTCGCCAGGATCCGCTGCTTGAAGTAGCGGGCGGCATAGGCGGCGATGTACAGTGTTTCAACATCGAGAAATGTCGTGTCGGCCTGGCCCCAGGCATTGGTCTGGTAGGTGGTGACCACCCGGTCGAGAGCCGCCTGGCCGTCGGCGCGGAAGACTACCGCCGAAATTCCATTTCGATAGAGGCTGTCGCGGTCGGCCATCTTCCACTGATCGGAGACGTTCTTCGGACCGCGCAGCCCCTGCAGGACGAGCGTCTGAAGCGGACGGGCGATCTCGACCGCCTCGGTGATGGAGCGCCCGAGGTTCTTCGAGAAGCCGACCACCGCCGTCAGAGCAGCCACCCAAGCCCAGGGGGCCTGCGGGTAGTTGTTGAGACCTAGGATCGAGACGTGCGGATCGTTGCGGCCGGCGCCGAGTGTGGTCTGGGCCGAGAGGTTACCGCTGCTGGTCGAAAAATAATGACCATACAGTCCCACCGTCGGCGACCAGCGTCCGGAGCCGCTGTCGGACAGGAACTGCCGGACGGCGTTGAGCTGGGTGGTCGAGGAGTACGGTCCGCCGATATGGTCGAACGGCTGGTCGCCGAGGGCAGCCAAGGCCGTCGCCAGATCAACGTCGCCGGTGCCGCTGGTGAGAGTGGCAGACGCGATCGTGATCGTCAGGCCGGCCGGGTCGACCTCGTTGCCGTCTAGGCCAGCCTCAACCCGGATGGCGTTGCCCTCAGTGCCGACGTGGCGGGCGGTCAGGGTGATCGTCCCAGTCGACACGCTGGTGCTCACCGGCGCGAGCTGAGCGCGATTGTACTTGGTGTAGCCCTTGTCGATCGCGGCCTTGAGAGCCGCAGCGACGACGGCTGCCGTATCGCCGACGGCGACGCCGACCGAATACCGCTCGCCCGCGATATAGCGGACCAGGGTGCCAGCCGCAGTGGCCGTACCCGTGATGGCGATAGTGTCGGTGGCCGCGACACCGGCCGGGTCCGTTACCGGAAGCGCCCAGATCTCGCCGTTCGGGTTATGCCAGCGGGCGATGATCGCCATCTCGGCCAGCATCGACCCGGCGCCGAACAGGGCGTTCGGATCACCGGCGCCGAGATTGATCGGGACGCCGAGCGGCGCCGAGCCGCCGGCGAGCTTGCGGCCGAGGAGCAGCGTGCGGGAGGTGCCAGAGTATGGCGGGATTCCCGCGTTGATCTCGAAGTAGGCGCCCGGGACGCGGATATCGCCGGGCATGTTGGAAAAGGCTACCGACATTGCGGGCTTCCTTTGTCAGAACGGCCGCGCGTGTCGGCCCGGTGGAGATTAGGATTCGGGGGTATCGGAGGATGGCTCTGGATCGGCCGTCGACTGCGCGTCTACAAACGGACGGTCGTCGGCCTTCTCAGCTTCGACCCGCTGCGCTGCCGCGGCAGTGCGCTTGGCCTTGGGCTTCTCCTGGACAGCCTCGGCCTCGACATCCTTCACAGTGATGTCGCCTCGCTCGAGCAGGCCTGCCCAGTACGGCGACCAGTCAACCTCGATACCCTCCCACGGCAGGTCTCTGCCGCGGTCGGGATCTGGGATGGAGGCGCCCTTGCGGGCAGGCTTGATGAACTTCCGTTCGGTATCGGACATGGCTCACTCCTGCGGAATAGTGACATCGACGCCGACGAACGGCGCATGAGGTTCGCCCTCGGCTGGCTCTGGCAGCGGGGCGGAGGGATCGGGACGCATGGTCATGTCCGCGCCCTCGAAGAACTCGACGCCTGCCGGCGGTAGGGCGTCGGAGATCATGGTGCACACGAGATAGCCGGAAGATCCTGACGGCAGGAGCTGGCAGACGGTGCGCAGTGGATTCGGCAGGTTGGCGAATGGGCCTGTCGGCACGTCCCGGATATCGAGCTGGTCCTCGCCCTTCAGTTCGACGGACAAGGTCACGACCCGCACCGCCAGGCGTAGGCCGTTCTCATTGTCCGGAAAGCGGGAGGACTTGACCTTGGGGACCCGGCGGGAGACCTTGCGGGTCAGCGCAGGCCCCTCGCCTACCGTGACGACCTCGATCGCACGATGCTCGACAAGATCCAGCATCGCCTCGAGCTCGCGGTCCGTGACCGGGATGAGTGGGTCGTCATCCTCGCCGTCCCCTTTGGCAGCCATGGCGATCTCAAGCACGAGATCGACGGTCTGGTTGAAGGGGACACCGCCATTCTGCGGATCAAAGGCCTCTCCGTTGTCATCCTCGGTCGTGATCGTGATGGTCGGGCGGAAGTTGCTGCTCGCCGGCGGATCCATGATGCTGTCGAAGACGCGCCCTGGGCAAAGCGCGGCAATGACCGGATCGGCCAGCAGGTCGCGCGAGACCGCCAGCCGCAGTGCCGTTCGAGCAAGGCTCATCAGATCCTCAGATTGATCTTGGACGTGTTGAGATCGTCGGGAACGACGCTGGTGACGGTGAATGTCTCGTTGGTGACGACGCGCTTCACCTGGTCGCCCGTGGCGATCCAATCTGGCAGAGCAACGGTCGCGACCTTGATGTTGGCAGGCTGGGCCACGTACTGGTTGGTCCAGTCGCCGGAGCGCCCCCTGCCCTGAGCCTGCGCCATTGCCCCCTCGGCCGTGAACGAGCCGACGAAAGGGAACGGCGGTCGGGATCCGTCGCCGGTCTGCCGGGCATCCGGATCGGTCTGGGAGCGGATGCGGGCGAGGAGGATGAACTCCTCGCCGAACACTCGATCAAATTGACGCTGTGCCCGCCCCCATGCATTTCGGAACAGGCTAGACATCGGATCAGCCGGCTGCCTTCAGCGCCGTCAGGATCTCATCCTTCGACTGCGCCGGCTTAACTTCGACGCCGCGCGTCTTGGCCTCTTCGAGCAGCTGCTCTTTCGTCATGCTGTCGAGGGGATCGGCGGGAGGGGCGACAGAAGCCTGGGCCGTGCGGCGCGGCCGGCTGGCAGCCGCAGCGTCCGCCTTCGCTTGAGCGTCGGCGATCTCGTTGCGCGTAGCCTTTCGAGCGGCGCCCTCGTCTTCTAGCTGATCCAAGGTCTCCTGATCGACATCGAAAACCGCACCGGGCTTATGCTCGGCGACCTTGGCGGGGCGAAGGACCTTGCCGTCCTTGACCTCGCCTTCCTCGGCCAGCGTGTGAACGCCGACCAGAGCGAATGCCTTTACCATGGGAATTCTCCGAATGTGATGCGAGGCCGGCGCGACGATCGCGCCGGCAGCGGTTACGCGATGACGCGAGCGCGGAAAGTTCGGTTCGGATTGACCGGTATCATCAACGGAGCCGATTGGCTCATAATGAAGCGGGCCGACGGATCCTTCTGGCTCCACATCTTCGGGAAGATGTCCGTCGCCTGCAGATCCGCATCCTCGTCGAGGATGGCGCCGAAAGCCTTCACGCCCTCCACTCCGGGAGCCGTCAGGACAACGTCACGGGGATCCATGATGTTGGCGAGTGAGCCGTCATCGTTCTGGAAGGTGCCGTTGTAGACGTAGCACTCAATCCCGGCGCCGAAGGTGCCGACATAGGTCGCAGGCTGCTCGGTGTCCCGCCGGACGATGCCGCGGTTCAGGTCGATATCGGACGGACTGCGGTAGCGCAGATCCATCGCGTCCTTCAGGCCAGCGTCCTTACGAGCAATGGCCCAGGCAGCGGAACCGAAGGTGATGCGGTTCGGGAAGCCGCCGAACGCCGCGCCCGCCATGGTGTCGGCGAAGCTTTGGATGCTGTCTACGATCGAAACGCCAGCATCACCCCAGCGAACACCGGCGCCGAGAACGACCGTCTGACCAGCATCGCGGCCGAACGAGACCAGCACGGACGGATAGTTTGAACCGCCGTCGCGGATGTAGTTCACGGTCACTGCGCCATCCAGGATGGCTTTGGCGGCCATGAAGTCCCAGAGACGGGTGATGGCATTGCGCTGGAACTGCGCGATCCTGATGACCTCAGCGTCATACCGGGCTTTCAGGGTCAGCTGTCCTTCGCCCATGATCTCGCCAGGTTGGCGCTTGAGCATCTCAGTCGGACGGACGGCATCCTTCGGCTTGGTGTAGGCCGGGCGGAAGGACTGCAGGGTTTCACCCTGACGGCGGTAGATCGGCTTGCCCTGCTCATTGGGGAGCATGAAGGGAGCGATTTTGCGGCTCGAGGGGATCTTCTCGAAGTAGATCTCCTCCGACGTGGAGAGGAAGCTGTCCGGGAAGAACTGGTCGAGCCAGTAGGAAGTCGGCGCGTCCAGGCGATCATCATACATGATCCTGTAGAGCTGCCGGGAGGTGTAGAAATCGAGGGCCATGTGTGTGTCGCCTTCCTTTTCTCAGGGCCTCAGACCGTCATGGTCCGAGGGGCGCGAATGACGATGGAGGTTGGCGACGGGGCTCCGTCGAACGCCGTCTTCTTCTTGTCGACGGTGTTGTAGGAGGCCGGCCAGTTGATCATGTCGGGGTTGAAGACACCCTGACGGTAGATCGGCACGCGGGTCGTGGTCTCGCCTGCGCCGGTGACGACAGCGACGAGGGTGATGCCGACGGCCTGGGTCGTACCCTGGACAGCCGGGACAAGAGCGCCGGACGAGAAGCCGACCGGCGTACGGGCGGCGATGGTCTGGCTCGCCGCGACCAATTCGTCGGTCGTGACGATGGCCGGCTCGTCACCCGTGATGAACGGGTCGACGTTGGTGATGCTCTCAGTGGAGCTCGCGGCGATCCCGGCGGAATCGGCGCTGAAGGGGATATCGATTGCCATGGAGGCGGTCCTCTAGCGTGATGGGTGCGGGGAGATCAGGCGGTCTTGCGAGGGCGATAGCCAGCCGAGGCGAAGATGCCGTCGACGTCGTCAGGGTCTTCGCTACCCTGCTCGCTGTCGGCGCCCACCACCGGATTCGGCGTCTCGCCCATAGCCCTCTCGAAGCGGTTCGGCTCCTTGCCTTTCGGCTCTTTGGTCTTGGCGTCGGCCTTCGGAGCCTTTGCCATCGCGGCGATCGCCTTCTCGGGCGCATCGTCAGTGTCAAAGGCATAGTGGCTCGCGAGATCCTCGCGGCCCTTCGCCTCGTCGGAGCCGAGGATGGCCTTGACACGGGCCCGCTCGGCAGTCGCGCCTTCCTTCATGCCGGCATCACGGCCAGCCTTTTCGCCTTCCGAATGGCCTTCGGCGCGCGCGGTATCCAGAGCGGCTTTGTCGGCCGCTGCCTTCTCTTGGGTCGACATATTGTCTTCCTCTTCGTTAGGTGAGAGTTCAGCCGCGAAAGCAGCAGTGGAATCCTCCAGCGAGCCGATCTCGTCGGCCAGGCCATTGGACTTGGCTTGGGTGGCCGTGAACGTGAGAGCTTCGGTCGCGCGGACCGCTCCCTCATCGAGCTTGCCCGCCCTGTTCCGTGCCACGGTGGACACGAAAACTCCGTACATCTCGTCTATACGAGCCTGTATGCGATCCTTCACATCCTTGGGCAGCGCCTCAAAGGCATTGCCGTCGACCTTGTGCTTGCCCGCATGGATGAAGGTGACCTTGACGCCAGCGGCATCCATTGCCGCACTGACATCGATGTGCATCGTCACGACGCCAATCGAGCCGACGCCGCCGGTGCGAGACACCACGATCTGATCGGCGGCCGAGGCGATGGAATAGGCCGCCGAGTAAGCACTCTCAGCCGCGAAGGCTCGGATGGGCTTCTGCCCGCGAGCCTCATAGATCTTATCCACGAGGTCGAAGTTGCCCGCGACGTGGCCGCCCGGGCTGTCGATGACGAAGGCGATGCCTTTTACATCGCCGTCCTTCAGGCCGCGCTCGAATGCGCGCCAAATGTAGGTGTAGCCGGTAGCCCAGGAACCGAATTGAAAGCCGAAGTCATGGAGCAGCACGCCCTTGACCGGGATCAGCAGCACGCCGTCCTTGACAATGTAGGGCCGGAAGATCGCCCGCCAGTCGCTGGCATCGAACCAAAAGTCGTCAGCCATGACGGCCGGCGCTTCCGCCTTCTCGATGCCTTCCAGAATGGACGAAGCCCGCGCCAGGCAGGCCTCGAACATCCCCCGCATCTCGATCGCGACCAGCGCGGGCTGCAAGTCGAAGCTGGCCAGAAGTGAATTATGCATCGGCCGCTTCCTCTTCGCGCTCTTGCTGGGTGGCGCTTACCGGCGCCTGTGCCGGCGGCCATGGCAGGCCCACGGATTCGTAAGCCTGCTTCTGGTATGCCTGCTCGCGAGCGTCCTGATCGATCTGCTCTCGCCAGTCGCGGCCCTGCTCACCTGCTTCATCGGCAAGCGTCGAGATCTTGCTGTTCATTCGCTCAGTGGCAGCCTTGGCCTCTTTGAGCGGGTCCACCCAACCGCGGCCAGAGAAGATCCACTTGCAACGGGTCCAGGCGATCTGATTCCGGTAGTAGTCGTCCGGCTTACAGTTCGGGATATCGCCGCGGTTGACGGCTTCTTCAAACCACAAATCGTAGACAACGGCGCACCAGTGATCGATCAGAAACTGGCGGACAGAGGAGAAGTACCGCCATGCCTCAAGCAGCGACGCCCTGGCCGACGAGTAGTTCGTCTTCGAGAAGTCGCGGAAGACGATCTCGTACGGCATGTTAAGGCCAGCGCCGATGCCGCGCAGCATCAGGGTCGCGAAGGTGTCGAGCTCGGTCAGCTGCTGGTTCGGAGAGAACGGATTGAGCTTGGTTCCAGGTGGCAGCGGCACCATCGTGCCGCCCTGCATATTGATGCGCCAGTCGCCAAGCATCTGCTGATGAGCTGCCAGGGGATCAGGCTGGCTCTCGAACATCTTGTCGATGCCGGCTGCGTCCAGAGGGGTCTCGAGCGCCGCGAAAATCATAGAGTTGAGCACCGCCTTCCGAAGGTGCTCCCGATTCATATGATCGTACATTTTGAATTGGCGCAGAACCGAGGTGATCACGGCTTTGCCGCGCGTCTGCCCGATCCGCTCCGACTCGTAAATGTGAATGACCCGCCGGCGACCCCACGGCATATAGGCAGGGATCCGCTCCCACTCCCCCATTCCATATCCGAGCCCGTATCCGAAGATGTCGCCCGGATGGGTCTTGCGAATGTTGTAAGCGACGGCGGCCGTCGTGACAGGGTCCAGCTCGATCCCGGCTCTAAAGTTGGCGTTCTCGATCTTGCCCATCGGGTTGGACAGCCGCGCGGGATCTACCAGCTGCAGGCAGGTTCGCCATTTCGACCCGTTCCGGTCTGTCCACAATGGCAGAGCCAGAGCCTCACCCGTAGCCGCGATCATGCGGGCCTGAAGGCGGGTGGAGGTGTGGAAGTTGTAGCGCAGACCTGCGTCGAACCAGTCAGTGTCGGCAAACGTAGCCCAGAGCGCCTCCACCTCCCTGGCCCATCCATCAACCCAGCTGGCCTTCTTGCCCAGCGTGACCCGATCAGGGTTCGGCTTGCAGGTGATCCGCGGCCCGA